AAACAATATTTCCAAGATTTAATTGATGAACAACCTACGCAAACTCAAGTTGATAATCAACAAACAAATTCTGCGGGAGAAACTATTGGACAAATTCAAACAACTGTTAATGGTGCTAGTGGTCAAACAGGTGATATCACTTATATGAAAATTATGGATAGTTTATTGGATGTTAGTAAAGAATATATTGTAAATCTAGTGAATCAATCAGAATCGACAATTAAATCATATAATGGTGGTGTTTGGCAATTAATGACTCAAGAAAGACAATATACAGGTGGTGAATTTAATATGGGAACATCAAGTCAATTAGTTACAATCTATGGTAAGTCAGTTTATGAACAAAGAGTGATTGATTTATTTTCGGCATTATTAAATGATATATCAAGTGGCACTAATTTTATTATTGTTGGTTTAAATAGTGTGTTTACTGACACAACAGCGGTTAGGAGTGTTACAACTAATTTAACAAATTACATTAAAGCAATGCAGACGGATTTCAGTAACGGGATTGAGGAAATTAGTAATAAGATTGTTGAACAAGAACAGGGTATGGTACAAGTTTTTAGAAAAATTAATTATGTGACAACATTATCTGATGGTGTGTTGATAGATAGTAAAGCAAAAATTTATACAATTACCGCAACTGAAGAAGTTGACAGAGGTGATACTCAAGAGAGTGTGGACACATTCCAAGAAATGATATTTGATTATGATTTGGTTGCGACTAGAATGAATAAATATAATGAAACTTTAAGTAGTGTAGATTTTAATATAATTAGTAATGGATATACTGAACCGGGAGGATTTACTTCGGCGGTGTTTGATGATTTAACTGATAAAAGATTTTTTATGGTTATGGCTCAAGTATTCAATAATAGAAGTAATTTCAACACATTTAAATCTGCAATTATTACAAATGAGTTGGATAATACTTATGATGACTTATCTAAAAATTTTAACAAAATTGTTGATAAATTTAGAGATAGTGTAATTGAAGAATTAGATTTTGAAGAAAAAAATATTAAATCTCTTAAAAAATCGCCTGACTATATTGGGTGGACTAAAGATAACATTTATAATAAGGGAAAAGTACGTAAGTTTACGTATACTACAGAACCTTCACCAACAAATGATGAACAAACTAATAATTTAATATTATTGTATAAAGGTGATAATACAGGTGATAAAACAATTTGGACGGATAAAACTCAATTTAATTAAAAATGACTAATAGACAAAATTATAATAGGTATAATGAATTTTTAATAAATGGTGAACAGAGTGTTGTCCCATACATCTCCATTTCAAGTAAATCATCAGATAAAAGAGTAATTTATAAGATAGGTCAATCTAGATTGGATAAAATATCTCAACAATATTATGGTACACCAACATTTGGGTGGTTAATTTTAGCCGCAAACCCAATTTTTGGGGGAAATGAGTGGGCTATCCCGGATGCTGCTATATTGACAATTCCATTTCCTTTAGTATCATCTTTACAAGAATATAAATCTCAATTAGACAATCATTTCTATTATTATGGTAGGTAAACCCGAAAATATATTAGTCGAATTCGACTATAACAATATTACAATTATTGACCCAAACAAGGTTGTTGATAGTGATAATAAAGTAAAAGATAGATTTGTAAAGCAAGAAGATTTAGTAATGTATGCCAATCTTGAGTGTAGTGTTTTACCGAGAACTAAATTAGCTCTTGGTACCGCAAATAATGATTCTATTAGAACAGTATCAATCGCTAAAATTAATTTTTTAAAACCGGGTGATAAACCATATTTAGATAATTCATATACTGATGAAATAACAGGTAAAGGTGCGATAAGAGGAGAAGGTGTTAACCAACCAACTTTCCAAAGTATTACAAACCCAAATAACAGTGATGATTTTTATCTTAAACAAACAATTAGTTCAGGGGGTAAACCCGGAGCGGTAGATAATGGTTTGTTAGGAATCACTTCGATTAATATTAGACAAGGGTTAGATTTCTTACCAACAATTGATATTACTTTAGTTGATGTGAAAGGACGTGCTTTGTTTGAAGCTGGTGATAACTCACCATATGCGGCATTTTTTAATTTACCATATCCATTATTTCATTTAACAATTAAAGGGTATTTTGGTAAAGCGGTTAGATTAGGGTTAATGTTACAAAATTTCACAACAACATATGATTCTAATACGGCTAATTTTACAATTGCTTTGAAGTTTTACACATACAAATATACTGTTTTAAGTGATGTTACTATGGGTGCTCTTTTAGCAACACCACATATGTATCAATCAAGATTTAATATTACTAGAACTAGTGGTGGTCCATCTACAACAACTAAAACAGATAATGTTGTTGTTGAACGAGGTTATCAGAAAATAGTTGAAATGTATAGTGAGTATAAGTCAAAAGGGTTAATACCTAATGATTTTCCTGAAATCACATTAATGCAGATGAAGGATAGAATAGAAAACTTCATTAAGAATGTTCTTGATTCATTTACAAAACAAAACTTAGACCCATTAACTAATTTAGACACTTATGGAACCCAATTGAGGGACTATCAAAAAGAAGTGTTTTATACGGTAAAAACTTCGTGGTTTAATGAATTTATGGATACTGAGAATTACTATATTTTAAATAAATTAGACACAAAGGTTTACACCTTCAAGAAAAATTTAGACCCTCAAAAGAAAAGTGACGCGATTTCAAAACTAAAAGGGTTAATTGGGAAGTATAATACATTACTTAATGAAAATGTTACTTGTGGTAATGTCAATGGTAAAGGTAGTTATACAATCAACGGGAAAGTTACGAAATGTTCTATTCCAAATAGTGTTAAATACGAAACAAAGGGTGTTTTTACAATAGATATTAACCCTAATGATATTAATTTAACTGAAACATATAAATTACAGAAAAAAAATAGTCAACCAACACCAGAAGATTTAACAAAATTCCAAGCAGAGTTGGCGACCACAAATCTTTTTAATAATACTGAAATAACCCTTAAAAATGGTGCAAAAGAAGTTGTTCAAAACTATTTTGTGTTTGAAGGAAAGGGTTCGTTTATCGATTTAACAGATAAAATGAATACTCTTTTAACAACTAACAGAGGATTAGTTGAAGACGAGTTAACAAAAGCTCTTGCTGAGTTATTGGAGAATAAAGACAATGGTATCGGGTTTGTACCAACAATTAGAAATGTGTTAGCGGTTGTTTTTGCTAATGGAGAGGCGTTTTTACGTTTAATGGATGATGTTCACACAAAAGCTTGGGAGCAAAGAGATTCTAAAATTAGAAAAGGTGTTATTTTTGACAAACAAATTGCAAACGCTAGTGCGGATAATAAAAGTTCGGGGGACGATAAAAATCAACCGGTATATCCTTGGCCTCAAGTTATTAAAGAAACGACAGGGGAAAATGGTCAGGAAAAGTATGAGTTAAGATATCCGGGGGATAGTGATATTGTTGGTGAAACTAAAGGTTACCTATATGATGTTTGGCCGGAAATAGAATTTGTTGAAGAATTCATTAAGGGTTTGACTCAAAAAACACCACCACCACAACCACCAGCTAAAACTTCTAATGACACAAAAGACACGAATAGAGTTTCATTAGGTGCGATTGAATTTCCTATCAGTAATGAGGTGTATCAAAATAAAGTTATTAGTAAATTTATTTATGAAATATATGAAAGAGTATTGTTGACCTCACATTATTCCAAATTAGATAGAACTAATGTTTCAACATCTGAGGCGGATAAAATTGCTAACGTTATTGGTGAAGGAGAAAATATAAATATATCAAAGAGTGTTTCAGATAATAGTGATGTTGAATTAATTAAAACTTTAAAAGAGTATAATCTTAACTCATCTAATTTTCAAAGTGTGTTAAAACATATATCAAATGAGGGTGTTTCGGTTAGTTGGCAAAACTACATACGAGGTATTTTCAACACGGGGTATATAAAAAATACTGTTGAAAACGCGTCTTTTGAGTTTAAAACATCTGATGAAATAAATGATTCAAAATCACAACCATTAGTTTCGTTAAGTAATGAAAAAGATATTGTTGATTATGTTGCGACTTCTACAACATCAAATAAGTATGACTTTACTGACACTTATCCGTTTACAGATAAGACTTGGGTAAAAGGTAATTTGGCGAATGGTGTTTCTACAGATGAAACGTTAGCGTTTAATACAACAAAAACGTTAATTTATAACCCCAATAAAAAAGTTATTTCAAATTTCAGTGATATCCAATCTGAAGATGTTAAAAAACCAATAACAAATTTTGTTTATAAAAATGTTGTAATGCCAACAATTGTTGACGATGATTTGAGGAATTTTTATAGTACTAGAACATATACTAATCAATTACCAACTGAAGGGGATGTCAAATATTTAAATTATAGTGGACTTGTTAGTAGTTATCAAACTACATCAATTTTTAATACACCATATTTTATAAACTCAATTCAAGAGGGTGTGGTGAATTCTATTAATCAAGATGCAAACCCATATATTAGTTCCGCCTATTTGTTTATTAATAGCTTACCTTTATCGACACTAAGGGAAAAATATAAAACATACACAGGTAATGATACAAATTATTCTGATGAGAATTTAGACTATATATTCGCGTCTATGAAAAAATATGCGGCTCTTCATAAAGTCCCATATGCTTGGATATTAAAAATAGGTTCAATTTGGCATCGTTATAAAAAATATGTTAATACTAATGTTGATATTTTAGATAATTGTTGGAAAAAGTTTGACGCGGTTAAAAATTATGACCCGGTTAATAATAGTGCCTCAACAGTTTATAATTTTACTATTCCGGGACAAGTTTCTGCGACGACAATGGTGTTGGAAACAACAAACATAATTCCAACATTCTCAATTCCAATGGGGGCAACTAACGTTCAAACAATAATTAACACAGGATTTTATCCTAAATTAATTAACGATTTTAATGTTTTTTATCAAGGATATAATGTTTATACAGGTTATACTAGTTCTGATATTCAAAATGGGTTTAGTGAAGGTATATTGTTAAATTATGTTCCTGAGGCGGTTATAAATAATGTAACAGGGACTACAACAGGTAATAGTCAAACTATTTCGGTAATCCCTTGGTCTGTATCTATTGTTGCTGATTATGGACAATATATCTATATTCTACCATCTCATGGGGGATTAATTAACCAAACTAAAAATGAGTGTTTTGACACATCAGATAATTTAGTTTATCAAGTTACCGGTAATACTGCGATGTACAATGGTTCTGCTAGATTATTTTGGGGTTCACCTAATTATGGATATTTTGATAATACTAAAGTAATAAAACCGGAACCTATTCACTACCTAAAACAAATCTTTTCAGGTCAAGAAGCTCAAGAAAATTTCTCCATAAATGGGTTAAGTCAGGACTATACAAAAATTAGTGAAATTTTTTCAGTTTTTGATAGAGACGCTTTAGATAACTTTGAAACAGAGTTTTTAAATTTCTCAATATCTATCTACGATTATGAGACAGATATAAACTCAACAGATACTGAAACACAAAAATCTTTTAAAAATTTCCAATCATTAATGAGGAATATGATGAAAATTCCAAATACGGCAACAAATAATGTGGAATGGGTGGAAAATATTCAAAATAAACAGTTATCAAATATTTCAAATATAATTAATCAATTTTTAAACTACGATGTTTATTTTAAATTAGGTAACCCATCTTCGTTTAACAAACAATTGTTTTATACGTTCTCAAGTAACCATAGAATTGAAACTCCGGTTACGTGGGATTATTATAACTATATGACACCAAATTCGTTACCTACGGGAAGAACATTAAATAATTCAATTACGACTTATCCGTTAGAATGGGCGGCTTTGGAGACATACGTTGGTTTTTCTGAAATACCTCAATTAACGTATAAAGATGGTGGTTCATATATTACTGATTTCTTTATAGATTGTAATGTCGCCTTTGATGTGTATAACATTGAAAAATTGGCACCTATTATTAAAATATATGCTACTCAGAAATTAAAAGATAATACTTTAAATTACGAAAAGTTTGTTAAATTAATGAATGATTATTTAGATAATTTAGATTTGTTTAACAATAGAATTATCAATAATCTTATGATTAAATTACAAAAATCATTACCAAACGTTAATTTTACACCACAAACTAAACCTGAAACGGTGTTAGAAAGTAAACAAACTAAACTTGAATTATGGGAATCATTTAAAGCAACAAACGATAAATGGATTTCCGGGACTGACTTTAAAGAAAAAACATTATTTGAAGATGTCTTACTATTAGATAGAGCGAGTAGAGATGTTGGTAATTTAGTTTTAGTGGATGTTCAAAAATTAAAAGATGATTTAAAAGAAATTAATGTTGCTTCAACAATGTTAACGTATATTCAAACTATTTTAGTTAGAAATAATTTTGTAGTTATGAATATACCGTCATATGTTAATTTTTATAATGTCCAAGATGCGGTTAAGAATCCAAAACCAAAACCTGAAGGGACTTTAGAGTTTGCAAACACTTTATTTGGGACATTTATGAATGTTGATTATCGAAATTCATCTGCTAAGATGGTTTGTTTTTACGCCGGAAAACCAAGTGAACAATTAGACTTAAAAGAGAATGTTGATTACCGTTATAGAAATGATGCGTTTGATTTGAGACGTGTTGATAATCCATTGGTTGAAAATCAAATAGGTAAAAATGATTGGGATAAATCAAATAAGGTTGTTGGGTTTAATGTAGATTTTGGACCACAAAATCAATCAATATTTCACGGGTTTAATATTAGTCAAAATCCGGGGTTAGCGACTGCGGAATCATTAGAGGTATTAAATCAAATGGCGAATCAATCAAATAATAGAGGAGGGGCAACTCAGAATACTTCATTATATAATTTATATAAAAATAGAAGTTATTCTTGTACTGTTAGTATGATGGGTAATGCTATGATACAACCAACGATGTATTTTAATTTAAGACACGTCCCAATGTTTAGTGGTCCATATATGATACAAAAAGTTAATCACTCAATAACACCGGGACATTTTGATACAACATTTGAAGGTATTAGACAACCAACAGCATCTTTACCCAAGTTAGATAATTATATTCAATCTCTTAAAACAACATTATTACAATCAATAATTGATGAAAATAAAAAAAATAAACAGGAAAAAGAAAAGGCGGCACTCTCGGCAACAACCACTAACAGTATTACTCAGAACGCTGCTGTAGTTAGTGATAGTGTTGACCAAGATGGTACAACTCAAAGTAATAGTCAAAAATGTCCACCAAGTAAGGTTAAAAATGATAAGTATGTTAAGTTTATCGCGACAGACACTAAAAATGCGACTAGTGCAACATATAAAGAAGTGGTTGATATAATATCAACAAAAACAACAGACCAAAAAATACGATATGCTGTTTTTGCTAAAATGTATTTAAGCTCGTCTCAAAGTGGGTTGTTGCAATCTCAATCATTCAATTATAGTAATACTGATTTGAAACAAGATTGGGGACCATCCGTGGAGACATTCTTTACAACAAAAAAATATTATTGTAGTGATTCAAATATTCCTTATATTACATTTAAAAGTTTGAGTCAAAATATTGATTTTTTAATTTCAAGATATAAAGATAGAGTTGGTAAAATTAATAGTATTAGTGCTAAAGATATTACTAAATTTTTAATATTATATGGTGAAAGCGGTATTTCACCGGAGACAGAATATACAACTCTAAACCCGACTGACGTGACAACAATTGAAAATAATGTTCAAAACGCTATTAATGTTTATAATCCAACAAGTGGGAATAATACTAATCAAACACCTCCGGCGACAACACCGGCACCAACAGCAATACCACCAACAACTAGTGGGGATAAAGGTATTCTTGAAGAGTCGTTAGTTTTAAACACTTATTTTTTTAAAAATTTAAAAATAAATAGTAATGGGTCTTTAAGTGGTGATTTTGTTATTCTTAGTAATGGTAATATTTTAAGTCAATCATATCCTGCTAAATTATATCTTCCGGGTCAAATGGATTTAGTTGAAATTGCTACTTTTACTATGAACACTAATAAAAATAATACAGGTTCATTCATAACTAATGCTAACGTTATTGAGGCGATAGAACTAGTTCGTAATGATAATACTTATCAAAATGCTTTTATTGTTAAAATTAATGCGTTTTCAGATTTAAGATTTGTACGTAATAAGGTCATTATGCCGTTGGATTGTCCTGGTGAAGGATTTACGTATCGTCAAATAATTGATGTTGGTGATTGGGATGCAATTAAAGATGACATATGTTGTAATTGTTACCCTAATCCGTATACCGGTATGGAAATTATTTGGGATGGAAAACCTTGTTCTAAGAATGGAACAAAATGTTAAATTAAATTTTTCTTAACTAACAGATATTTATATATAAAAAAGATTATGGATACAAAATCATTATTAGAGAATTACTTAGGTAAAAAAACTCGTACTACTGAAAAAGATATGGGTAACGGTTCAAAACAAATTTGTGATTTAGAGTCAGGAGATTGTTATACAATTAGAATGAAAGATGGTCTAATAGAAAGAGTTGACAATACAATGAGTCAAAATAGAAAAATTCAAGTTGAAACAACAACTGGTGTAAAACAATTATTAAACGGATAAAATGAAAAAAATAGACAATAGGATTTTAGAAGAGATTGCTAGATATAATTCAATTAATAATTATATTGTAGAGCAAGACGCTACATTACCTCCACCACCGGGTGAAGACCCAAACGCTTTACCACCGGCAGGAGGTGCTCCGGCACCTGTTGACCCAAGTATGGCGGCACCGGCAGCACCTACAGGACCTCAACCTGTGGATTTATCCAATGACCCTGATGTTGAAAAAGTTGAGGGTGATGGAGAAACAGGTAAAACTGAAGAAATGGATATTACTGATTTAGTAAAATCTCAGAAAAAAGTTGAACAAAAACAAGAGGAATATTTTGATAACCTATTCCAACATTTAGATAATTTAGAATCTAAGTTAGGTGAAATGGACGGTATTATGACTAAGTTAAATGACTTAGAAATGAAAATTGAAAAATATAGAGAAAAAACTCCTCAAGAAAGATTAGAATTAAGAACATTAGATTCAGGACCATTCAATCAAAAATTAAGTCAATTCTTTGATGATAAGGAAGAGGATATGGAAAAATCAGGAAAAAATGAGTATGTTTTAACTCAAGATGAGGTTCAAGATTATTCACCAATCGAAATTAAAAAAACATTTAGAAATTTTGATGATTCTTCATCAGGGTTCCAACAAGTAAGATAATTAAAAGGGTCTTAGTACCCTTTTTTTTTTACAAAACAATTTGACAAACACACGGCTGACACTTATACTTTTATAAACCTTTAAATATTTTAAACACTATGGCGACAAATTCATTAGACGCAGTTTTGGCTCAATACGAGAAAGCAAAACAAGGTAGTACTTCTTCTACCTCAAAATTTACACAAGAAGAAAGAATGAAAAAATACTTCGCGGCTATCCTTTCAGATAAGGAAACTCAAGGTCAACGAAGATTAAGAATCTTACCAACTACAGATGGTTCTTCACCATTTAAAGAAGTTTGGTACCACGAGATTCAAGTTGATGGAAAATTCCAAAAATTTTATGACCCGGGAAAAAATGACAATGAACGTTCACCTTTAACTGAGGTTTACGAAGAACTTCGTTCGACAGGTAATGAAAATGACAAAAAATTGTCATCTACTTATTTATCACGTAAATTCTACATTGTTAAAGTTATCGATAGAGATAACGAAGAAGATGGAGTTAAATTTTGGAGATTTAAATCTAACTACAAAAATGAGGGTATCTATGACAAAATCATCCCTATCTACAGAAACAAAGGAGATATTGCTGACCCTGAAAAAGGGAGAGACCTTATCCTTGAATTAACAAAAGCTAAAACTCCAAAAGGGGCGGTTTACACGGTAATTCAGACAGTTATGTATGATGACGCGGCTCCAATTCACGAAGACACAAAACTTTCTGAAAGTTGGGTTAACGATGAATTAACTTGGGAAGATGTTTACTCTAAAAAACCGGTTGAATACTTAGAAGCTATTGCAAGAGGCGAATCTCCAAAATGGAATACTGACAAAGGTGGTTACGATTATGGTAACTCTGATGAAAGTGAAACTTCATTTGGTGGTTCTAAACCATCGGCTCCAATTGACCCACAAGCGGGCGCTGAAGAGGATGATGATATGCCATTCTAATCAAAAAAAAACTTGGACAAATAACTTGGACACTAAGACATAATTAGTGTCCAACTTGTCTAAAAAAACTCAAAAAATTAATTTAACTTAGACATATGGCGATTAAAAAACACGATTTTAAGTCCATTAAGGACAAATTCTCGACATCTGCAAAATACAAACCACAAAGGTTTTTCGACTTAGGTCCTGACTTTTTGGATGCTGTTGGTATTCCGGGACCGGCTATAGGACACTTAAATATGTTCTTGGGTCACTCAGATACAGGTAAAACAACTGCGTTGGTGAAATGTGCTGTTGATGCTCAGAAAAAACAAATATTACCGGTATTCATTATTACCGAACAAAAGTGGTCATTTGAACACGCAAAACTTATGGGTTTTGATTGTGAAGAAATGGTTGATGAAGAAACGGGTGAATTAGAATGGGACGGGTTCTACATCTTCAATAATAACTTTAGTTATATAGAACAAATTACAGATTACATTAATAGTTTACTTGACGCTCAAGAGAAAGGTGAATTAGATTATAGTTTATTGTTCTTATGGGATTCTGTTGGTTCAGTTCCTTGTAAAATGACTTTTGAAGGTAAAGGTGGTAAACAACATAACGCGGCGGCGTTGGCTGACAAAATTGGTATGGGTATCAATCAAAGAATATCGGGAAGTCGTAAAGCGGATTCTAAATATGAGAATACTTTGGTTATTGTTAACCAACCTTGGGTTGAACTTCCGGATAATCCATTTGGACAACCTAAAATTAAGGCTAAAGGTGGTGAGGCGATTTGGTTGAACTCCTCATTAGTTTTCCGTTTCGGGAATGAAAAAGGTGCGGGAACAACAAAGATTACCGCGACTAAAGATAAAAGAACTATCAAATTTGCTGTGAGAACTAAAATCTCAGTAATGAAAAACCACATCAACGGATTGGGTTATGAAGATGGTAAGATTATTGTAACACCTCACGGATTCTTGGCAGGTAAAGAAACTACCGAAGAAAAAGCGTCTATTGAGAAATACAAAAAAGAATACTCTGAATATTGGAAGAATATCATCGGAACAGATGGTGATTACGATTTGAAAGAGGTAGAAGAAAAAGAGGTAGAAGAAAAAGAGTAGTAACGAATACAAACAAAAACAAGTGACTAAAACACTTTTGGTTGACGGAAACAATTTAGTAAAGATTGGATTCCACGGGGTTAAAGATTATTATCACAATGGAAAACACATAGGTGCCTTATGGCACTTTGTGAATACCATTAGACGTTTCATAGACGAACAAGACTTTGATAAGGTTGTTGTTATGTGGGACGGTGATGATAACTCTTCGACTCGAAAACTTATTTATCCCCAATATAAAGAACAACGTAGAGACAGAGACAACGAGTATAAGTTAGATTCTTTCACTGAGCAGAAAGAAAGAATCAAACAATACTTGGAGGACTGTTATATAAGACAAATCAACGTAGATAATAACGAAGCAGATGATTTGATTGCTTACTACTGCCAAATCTCGGAGAACGAACAAAAGACCATCTATTCGGGGGATAAAGACCTTACCCAATTAATCTCGGATAAGGTATCGGTGTTTTATCCGAGAACCAAACAAACTTATCACGTTGGAAGTAAAATCAAATGTGATTTTTACGAATTTCCGCATCAAAACATTAGAACTTATAAAATTTTATCGGGAGATAAATCGGATAATATTGATGGTATTTCAGGGTTGGGGGAGAAAACACTTATAAAGTTTTTTCCTGAGCTACTTGAAAAACCGGTTTCAATCACCGATATTTTAGAAAAGGCAGAAACTCTACTAAAGGAGAATAAAGATAATAAGACATTACAAAATCTTTTATCCGGTAAAACTAAAAGTGGTGTTTATGGTGATGAATTTTTTGTGATAAATGAAAAAATCATAAACTTATCAAACCCATTAATTACTGATGATGCTAAAGAACTTGTTGAATTGTATTATAAAGAAACTTTAGACCCTGATGGTAGGGGTCATAGAGGACTTATTAAGATGATGATGGAAGACGGGTTTTTTAAGTATCTACCAAAGGGGGATGATGCTTGGGTGAATTTTGTTAGACCCTTTATGAAATTAACAAGAAAAGAAAAAAGAAATTATAAAAACAATTAACTAAAGCTATGAAAGACCAAGAATCGGTAAAATTAGAATTCTTAATGATGGTAAATGATAACATCATTGTGCAAAGATTTTTTAACGTGAGAGAGTTCAATAATGAGGGTAAAAACTCTTTGGAACTTTACGAATTACTTCGTGAATTTAAAGACGACATTCAAAAACAATTGTCGTTGAAAACCGTAACGTATATGACGGATAATCTGTACGAAATTATTAACAATCCGGCTATTTTGGAAACGTCTAATACGGACGGTCCGGAGTACTTTAACATCTTCATCAAACAAAATGATGTGACAATTTGTCATAGACAGGTGGACGCAAAAGTATACCCTCCAAAGATAAGATATACTGTGGATGTACGCCCACACCTAAAAAACCTATTGATGAACTTGACTGACATCTTTTCATCTAAAAATTTAACAAAAAAATATCTAGATGTTACCCTAAGTGTGTAGTATTTATTATTACACTAAAAGAAAAAATATATGGCGTCAAACAAAAATTTCGAGTATCTAGGTAGCACCTTTCAGATACAATTACTAAACCAAATCATTATCGACAAAGACTTTTCACGGTCAATTATAGATGTGATTGAAACAAGTTATTTTGAGAATAAATATTTCAAATTAATCATCCAAATGATTAAGGAGTATTATACAAAATACGAACACACACCAACCTTTGACACATTAGAACAAATTACAAAATCTGAGATACAACAACCTCTAGCAGCAAAAATAATTATTGATACCCTTACAAAAGTTAAGGAGTCTACGCTTGAAGGGGCTGAGTTTGTGCAAGAAAAATCGATGAAGTTCTGTAAACAACAGGAGTTACAGAAAGTAATGGTTAAAGCTCAAAAAATCATCGACACTGGTGAATTTGAGAGTTACGACACATTAGAAGAGATGGTGAGTAAAGCTCTTCAGGTTGGGGAACACGATAAGGGAACGGAAAGTGTTTTCAGCAATTTAGATGATGTTCTAAACGAGGATTATCGTCATCCGATACCAATGGGTATTCCGGGGATAGATAGACTCTTAAAAGGAGGGTTGGCTAAAGGTGAAATCGGTGTTATTTTAGCACCAACAGGTGTAGGTAAATCTACTTTACTTACAAAAATCTCAAATCACGCATTTAATTTGGGATATAATGTGTTACAAATATTCTTTGAGGATAACCCAAAGATTATTCAACGTAAACACATTACATTATGGACAAAAATCCATCCGGATGAATTGTCTATTAGAAAAGATGAAGTAATAACTAAAGTTCAAGAAATTAAGGAAAAAATGCCTAATGAATTGATACTTAAAAAACTTCCATCCGATACTGTAACAATGATGCAGATTAAGAATCAAATCAGAAAAATGATTTCAGAAGGAATCAAAATTGATATGGTATTATTGGACTACATTGACTGTGTGGTACCGGATAAAAACTTGGGGGATGAATGGAAATCTGAAGGGTCTGTGATGAGAGGTTTTGAATCTATGTGTCACGAACTTGATTTGGTAGGATGGACAGCGACTCAGGGTAATAGAAGTTCAATATCGTCTGATGTTGTTACAACCGACCAAATGGGTGGGTCTATTAAAAAAGCACAGGTTGGACACGTAATCATTTCCGTGGCTAAATCTTTACAACAAAAAGAAATGAAATTAGCAACAATCGCAATTACTAAATCACGGATTGGTGATGATGGTGTTGTCTTTGAGAATTGTAAATTTGACAATGGTATGTTGGAGATTGATACTGAAAGTTCAGTAACATTCTTAGGATTAGAAGAACAAACCGAAGAAAGAAATAGACAAAGAATCAAAGACTTGTTAGACAAGAGAAAAGAAAAAAACCAACAACAAAATTAATTTAAAATGAAAGAAAAAATATTAGAACCGAATAATGACCGATTCGTTATCTTCCCTATAGAACATAACGATATATGGGAATTTTATAAACAACACCAAGCCGCGTTTTGGACGGCAGAAGAAGTGGATTTATCTAACGATATTAGAGATTGGGAAAATCTATCTGATAATGAGAGGTTCTTCCTTAAAAATGTATTAGCGTTCTTTGCGGCGTCTGATGGTATTGTTAATGAAAACTTGGCTGAGAATTTCTTAAAAGAAGTTCAATATGCTGAAGCAAAGTTCTTCTACGGATTCCAAATTATGATGGAGAACATTCACTCATTAATGTATTCATTATTGATTGATACTTACGTATCTGACGAGAAAGAAAAGGATGAATGTTTTCACGCAATTGACAGATTACCTGCCGTTCAAAAGAAAGCTAAATGGGCTCTTGATTGGATTGAAAACTCTTCATTTCAAGAAAGATTAGTGGCGTTTGCGGCGGTTGAAGGTATATTCTTCTCCGGTTCATTCTGTTCTATCTTTTGGATGAAATCAAGAGGAATTATGCAAGGATTGTGTAACGCTAATAGTCTTATTTTTAAAGATGAAAACTTACACTGTGATTTTGCTATCCATTTGATTAACAATCACGTTGAGAACAAACCAACAGAGAAAAGAATTAAAGAAATTTTATTATCTGCGTTAGAGATTGAAAAAGAGTTTATTACTGAGTCATTACCTGTATCTTTAATAGGTATGAATTCAAATTTGATGAAACAATATCTTGAATTTGTAACTGACGGACTATTAGTTAAGTTTGGATGTAAGAAACATTTTAATGTGGAACAACCATTCAAATTTATGGAACAAATAGCTGTCGAGACAAAGGGTAATTTCTTTGAGTCAAGAACTATGGAATACCAAAAGGCGAAATTAGGTGAGTCATTAACATTTACAGAAGATTTTTAAAATATGATGTCATTAAAGATAAAAAAAAGAGGGGGTGACGAGGTGTCGTTTAACCCCCAAAAAATATACAGTCGAGTAAAAAGAGCTGCTAAAGGGTTAAACGTTAATGCTGATGAGGTATTCATTAAGGTGATTACTTCTGTTCCGACTGAAGGTGTGATTACCACAAAAGAGTTAGATAAATTGGTTTACGAGATTGCTGCGGCTTATACCGGTAGTCATCACGATTATTCAAGATTGGCTTCTTCGGTGGCTATTTCTGCGTATCATAAAGAAACTGACGAAAGTTTCTGTAATACTATGAAACGTTTACACGAGGATGGAGTTATTAATGACATATTAATTGATACTATTAACGAATATGGTTGGGGGGATATTGATTCTGTAATAAATCACGAGAATGATTACAATTTTGATTATTTTGCGTGGAAATCATTACAGGAAATGTATTTGTTGAAGACTCCACAAGGTGTTGTTGTTGAAAGACCGCAACATATGTATATGAGAGTTGCTTTATGGGTTACTAAATCATTTGAAGAGGCGGTTGAATACTACAATTCGTTATCAAATCAACTTATCTCTCCGGCAACCCCAATTATGATTAATGCGGGAACTAAAACACCTCAATTAGCGTCCTGTGTGTTGAAATACAATAACGGGGATTCAAGACAAGGTTTATTAGACACCTTTAATGATATTTCAACGTATTCATCAGATGCTGCAGGTATTGGATTATGTATGTCTAACATTCGTAGTAAAGAGAGTCGTATTAACTCATCAGGTGGATTTGCCGGTGGTTTATTGAAATACCTAAAGATTGTTAACGAAGGACTGAGATTCTTTAATCAACAAGGTAGAAGACCGGGTAGCGCCGCCATCTACATAGAACCTTGGCATAAAGACATTATGGACTTACTTGAAATCAAAAAGAATACAGGTGCTGAGGAGTTGAGAGCAAAAGATTTGTTTACGTCAATTTGGTTACCGGACAACTTTATGAACGCGGTTAAGAACAATGATGATTGGTACTTATTCTGCCCTAACGACATTGTTAAAGCGGGTATTAAACCATTACAAGAGGCTTACGGTGATGAGTATGAATCAAACTACAACAAAGCGGTTGAACTTGGTTTAGGTAAGAAAGTGAAAGCTCAGACAATTTGGAATAAAATTATTGAATCTCAGGTTGAAACCGGAGTTCCTTACTTATGTTCTAAAGATAGTGCAAACAGAAAAACAAACCATCAAAACATTGGGGTGATTAAACAATCTAACCTATGTAATGAGATTTACCAATATACTGATGAAAACACCACAGCAATCTGTACATTATCATCTATGGTATTGAAAAACTTTATTATTAAAGGTGAGTTTGATTTCAAGTTACTTTACAGTGAGGTTAGAAAGGTTGTTAGAGCACTTAACAAAGTTGTTGACATTAATAGTTACTCAACTGAACAAGGTAGAAAAGGTGGTTTAGAACAAAGAGCGATTGCGATTGGAACTCAAGGTCTTGCTGACGTATTCTTCTTAATGGATTATATCTTCACGACTGAAGAGGCAAAACAATTAAACAAAGAAATTTTTGAAACAATCTATTTTGCTGCAATCACCGAAAGTATGAACTTATGTAAAACAGGTGAATACAAACCATATAAATTCTTTAAAGGGTCACCAATGTCAAAAGGGATATTTCAATTTGATATGTGGGGATTAGATTACGAAGGATTAGGTAGAATGTGGGATTGGGACTCACTTAAATTAGAGGTGTCCAACCACGGGGTTTGTAACTCATTATTTACGGCTCAGATGCCGGTAGCATCTTCGGCTAAAATCACAGGTTCATTTGAAATGACAGAACCGGCTCACTCGGCATTATTTAATCGTCGTGTGGTTGGGGGAGAAATTTTAATTGTTAATAAATACTTAATTAACGATTTTGAAAAGTTAGGTGTTTGGTGTGAGGATTTAAAAAATGAAATCATAATGAATGAAGGTTCTGTTCAAAACATTAACTTTAATCATTATTTGGACACGGAAGATAAGAATTACAATAAAAAGGTAAAAAGAATTGAACATTTAATTCCTAAATATAGAACAATTTGGGAAATATCTCAAAGAGAACTTATTGATATGGCGGCTGACAGAGCACCATTTATTGACCAATCACAGTCGATGAATATCTATATGTCTGAACCAACATTATCAAAGATTTCATCATCTCACTTCCATTCTTGGGGTAAAGGATTAAAAACTCTTTGTTACTATGTTAGAACAAAAGCAATATCAACCGGGGCAAAACATTTGGCAGTTGATATTACAAAAGTACAACAACCAAAGACTATTGAAAAACCAACGGTAGATTTAACACAAAAACCTACTGACACAGAATTTGAGTGTTTTGGGTGTGGTTCTTAATTAAATTAAAATAATTATAACAATAATCACGACTTCGGTCGTGATTTTTTATTTTACTCTATTTATAAGAAATAATTACGACACTATATTTATAGTTATGGCAGATGGAACAACATATGGTTTAACTTTTCCTTTCAGAGAATCTTTTGATGGGAAATACTTAGATTTATCAGATTATAATGACCAAGAGATTAGGTCTAACTTAATACACCTTTTATTAACAAGAAAAGGTAGTAGATATTATTTACCGGATTTTGGGACAAGATTATATGAGTTTATTTTTGAACCATTAGATGGTCCAACATTTTCAGAAATAGAATCTGAAATACGAGAATCCGCGGGAAACTATTTACCGGGGATAACAATAACTAACATTAGTGTCCAAGCCGCCTCAGAGGGTAGTGAAGATAAAGGTAGTTATATAAATGATAACGATGAGAGAATATTTCGGGTACCAAATATGTCGAATAAAGAACATACAGCGAAAGTTAAGATTGATTACACCATCAACAATGATGTGTTTAATAGTAGTGACTTTGTAATTATTAATATATAAAATTATGGCAAACAAGAAAATTTCCTACACAACAAGGGATTTCCAATCAATCAGAACTGAGTTAATTAACTTCACTAAAACGTATTATCCGGACACGATTCAAAACTTCAATGACGCGTCTGTTTTTTCTGTATTATTAGATTTGAACGCTGCGGTAACGGATAACTTACAATTTAACATTGATAGAAGTATTCAAGAGACAGTTCTTCAATATGCTCAACAAAGGTCGTCAGTTTTTAATATAGCAAAAACTTATGGATTAAAAGTTCCGGGTATGAGACCATCGGTTGCTTTAGTTGATTTTTCAATTACAGTTCCTGCTTTTGGGGATAAAGAAGATTTACGATATTGTGGTATTCTAAGAAGAGGGTCACAAGTTAATGGTGCCGGACAAGTCTTTGAAACTGTATATGATATTGATTTCTCATCACCTATTAATGGTGAAGGTTTTCCAAATAGACTAAAAATACCTAATTTTGATTCAAATAATAAATTATTAAACTATACAATTACTAAACGAGAAACTGTTGTTAATGGAACAACAAAAGTGTTTAAAAAAGTAATAACACCTAATGATGTTAGACCTTTTTATGAATTATTTTTACCGGACAAGAATGTATTGGGTATAACTAGTGTTTTGTTGAAAGATAGTACACAGTATACTAATATACCGTCAGTTCAGGAGTTCTTAGGGTTAGATAATAGATGGTATGAAGTGGATGCTTTGGCGGAAGATAGAGTATTTGTAGAAGACCCAACAAAAGTATCGGATTCTCCGGGGATTAAAGTGGGGAAATACATTCAAACAAGTACTAAGTTTATTAGTGAATTTACACCTGAAGGATTTTTAAAAATTACTTTTGGGGGTGGTTCACAATCTGCGGACGAACAGTTAAGAGAGTTTGCAAGAGATGGTTATCAATTAAATCTATATAAGTATTCCAACAACTTAGCGTTAGGTAGTACTTTAAAACCAAATACAACACTATTCATACAATATAGAGTTGGTGGTGGTGTAGGTAGTAATATTGGTGTAAATTCAATTACTCAAATAGGTACAGTATCATTCTTTGTGAACGGACCATCAGATAGTATTAACACAACTGTAGTAAATTCATTAAGATGTACAAACGTAACCGCAGCGATTGGGGGAGCTAATTACCCAACAACTGAAGAAGTTAGAAATTTAGTTTCATATAATTTCTCATCACAAAAAAGAGCGGTAACCGTAAATGATTACGATTCAATAATCCGAACAATGCCTTCACAATTTGGAGCTCCGGCAAAAGTATCAATAACGGAAAACAATAATAAAATTATTGTCCAAATGTTGTCGTATGATGAAACAGGTAGACTAACAGAGGTAATTTCAAACACTTTAAAGAATAATGTTGCAAATTATTTATCAAACTATCGTATGATAAATGATTATGTGTCAATACAAAGTGCTAACGTTATTGATTTAGGATTTAATATTGATGTTGTTTTAGATAATACACAAAACCAAGGAACAGTTATTTCTCAAATCATTACGATTGTTTCGGAATATTTTAATCCGGAAAATAGACAAATGGGTGAAAATGTTAATATTTCTGAATTAAGAAGATTAATACAAAGTGAAAACGGGGTAATTTCATTATCCGATATTCAAGTCTTTAATAAAGTTGGTGGACAGTATTCATCATCTCAAACATCTCAACGATATATTGACAGTACAACTTATCAGATAGGGTTAATTGATGATACAATCTTTGCGGAACCAAACCAAACTTACCAAATAAAATATGCAAACAAAGATATAAACATTAGAGTTAAAAATTTAAAAACGGTTAATTTCTCTTGATAATTTAATCGGTATTCTCTATTTTTAATAAATGGATTATATTACAGATATTTTAACTTTTATTAAAGGGTATAATGGGACTTGGTCTCAATGTTTTGTTGCGGGATTATATCTTAACTTCAGATTGATTTGTTCTTTTATTATTTTTTTGATTTTTTTTAATCAAATTAGGGTAACTAAAAAAGTAACAAAATTTCAAATTTTTTTATTAATAATTGTTAGTTCTTTTATTACTTCAGATATTACCGATTTTAATGAAAGAAGAAAATTAGAAACAATCCAACACCCCCAAGATTATTTTAATAAAAATACCAAAAATTTAGTTATAGTTGTTGAAGGTTCGTTAGGACCATTCAAGGATGTGTCAGGGGCTAATGAGGTTCAAATTGACATTTCTAAGTCGAGGGACTTAGATGGTTTGGGTTTGGTTGAAAGTAAGGTCGAAACTAAAGAGACAAGTGTAATTACATATATTGGAACAAACAACTATAATTTAACGTCCGAAGAGGTTTTTAAAACAGTAAAGTATTTTAGGCTATTTAACCCAACAGGTAAGGTTGTTCTTATTGGACATAGTATTGGTGGGTATAATGTTGCTCAGGTGTTGGATAATTTAAATAAAGAAAAAATTGGTGTTGATTTAGTTGTTTTCTTAGATAGTGCTAACCAATTGTATAATAACTATGATTATCAAATTAAAGATAATGTTGGTTATGTGATAAACTTTATGTCTGTTAAATGGTCGGACAATATGATTTTCTTCACCAATTCAGGGGGACGAGTGTCCTTATTTAAGGATAATCGAATAACTAAAGTCCTTAATGTTGATATTCCTAATACAACTCACACATCTATTGATAACACTGTTCACAAATATGTTATTAGTATTGTTAATAATTTTTTAGAAAAAAAATCAAACCCTATTGATTTTGTTAAACAATATAAGTTTAAACCATAATTTATTTTCAAAAAAAATGTTTTATCTTTTAAAAATGGTATATAAACTATTTATTAAAAAAGATAAAAATGTCAAAATCTTATAGAATAAGAACAAAGGTCGGTGTTGACACTTCAGTTAAAGTATTAATTGACCAAGAGTTCGAACATTTAGAAATATTATCCTTAAAAATATTACAAACAGACATCTATACTAGACAATGTGCTGATTATGGTGTTATTGTTGGACGTGTTAGTGTTAATAATGGATTTGGTGTTCCAAATGCCAAAGTATCTATCTTCATACCTTTAGATAGTAAAGACCAAGCTGACCCAATTATTTCTGAGTTATATCCGTATAAATCATTGTTAGATAATAATGATGATGGTTATAGATATAATTTACTACCCTATAAACCATCATATAGTGCTCACGTTCCTACCGGGACATTTTTCACTAGAACGGATGTTTTAACTAACCCAACTTTAATTGAAGTTTACGACAAGTATTATAAATATAATGCGGTTACAAACGATAGTGGTGATTATATGATTTTTGGGGTTCCTGTTGGTGCTCATCTAATTGTTTTAGATGTTGATTTGTCTGACATTGGAGAATTTTCATTATCACCTCAAGATTTGATTAGAATGGGTCTTGCAACAGAAGCTCAAGTATCCGGAACAAATTTTAAATCATCAAATAATTTAAGAGAATTACCACAAATTGTATCGGTAAATAGAAGTATTGAGGTTGAACCATTATGGGGACAACCTGAAATTTGTAATTTAGGTATAACAAGAACAGATTTTGATTTAAGTAGTGAGGCGAATGTTGATATTCGACCAACATCTATTTTTATGGGTTCTATAATTTCTGACTCAGATACTAACGCATTAAAGTCTAATTGTAAACCAACTAACAGGTCGGGGTATCAATGTAGTTTAACTACGGGTCCCGGTGAAATATTGGCGATTAGACAAACAATACAACAAGATTCTAACGGGTTACCTATTCTTGAAAATTTTAGTTTAGAGGGGGGTGGTAAAGTTATTGATGAAAACGGAACTTGGTTGGTAGATGTCCCAATGAATATGGATTACTATGTAACCAATGAGTTTGGAGAACAAGTTCTTTCAAATGACCCTGAGGTTGGTATCCCAACTAAAGCAAAATATAGATTTAAAGTAAAATGGTCTCAATCACCATCATTATCAGACCTTACTAAAAGAGCTTATTTTTTAGTACCAAATATTAGAGAATATAGTTCCAATCAATTTGAATCGTATGCTTTTAGCGTTGATTGGAATGATTATGGAAATACTCAAATGATTCAAGACGCTATAAATTGTGATGATAAGTTTTACATAATGCAGTATAATAAAGTTTATACTGTATCAGAATTTATATATAATCATAGAGGGGGTAGCGGAAGTGAAAGGTATGTCGGTATTAAAAATATCTTAGAGGAATCTTGTGAAACTGAAAATAATAAATTTCCAACAAATGATGGTAATTTTAGGTTTGACATACTATACATAATTTTTATGTTTTTCAGTATAATACTTACACCGGTATTCTTTGCGTTAATATTGGTGATGCACATTTTATATTTTGTTGTGTGGTTATTAAGGCTTATAGTTATACCTGGATTAATTGTTTGGTGTGCTATTAGTATTATTAACTACGGGATATTGATTCTTGGTTGTGTTCCATATGCTTTAGGGATGATTGCGGGGTATTTGGCTATGATAGTTATATATATAATATTAGGACTTCTTTTGGCGTATATTTTAAGGCTGTTATGGAAACTTGACTTAAAAGGGATAAAAGTTCCTATATTAACATATCCGGATTGTGACCTTTGTTCTTGTGAACAAGGACAAAGTGTTAATGAAAACCCTGACCCGGATGGTAATGATGAGGATGAAGAAAATGAATTAGTACCGTGTCCAACAATATCGTCAGACCCTAAACCAATATCACCATTAAATGCTGGTTTAATAAGTGTTCCATTATCTACCTTTGCAACGTTTAAATTACCATCCTTTAATGCTGAGACAAATCCAAATGGGTTTCCGGGTCAAAGAAAAGTTATTTTTGCTAATGATTTTGCGGGGTATCAATTTGATAATCAATATGGGTCATCCACTATTGGAGCACCTTACTTACAAAGTGAGGTTATTGCTGTGGGTGAAGGGGGTGATAGTACATCTTTTGCGTATGATTGGTTTACTAACGCATTACCAATGGCGGATAGAATTAACTTATTTAATGTTAAAGCGAAATATTTTAATAGTGGTACAACTAATCCGGGAGGTGGTGTTAATAGAATTAATGTTACTTTTGACGAAGCACGTAATCCGGGTAAATTTCATAAAGATAATACTATTGTAATATTATGTGATAAATCAACTGCTAGAAGATTAGTTGCGGGAGAAATGTTGGCTTTTCAAAATCCGACTTTTAGTAAAGACCCAAATTTAACGGGAGGTATTAAAAATATATTTAATAACAACGCAATTACAGGAACAACATATACAGGTGATACAACGGTGACAGTTAATTACGCACATCCTAACGGTATTAGTAGTATGTTATCAACTACTTATGATGTTAGAGTATTTGATGATGCTGGTCCATATAGTGCAAAAACAACTACAAATACCCATAAATTCCCTATTGATATAGAATATTTCCAAGTTATTACTGCTATGACATACAGTAATTTTAGTGGTCAATGTGTAAATACTTTACCTAATTCATTAAATAAAAAATACTTCAGAAATGAGTCGACTTTGTTTCAATTGTTCTCAACTATTAATGGAGGAAGACGGGATTGGACGGGTACTATTTTTAACCCAAATTGTTATTATCGACCTAATGGTAACACACATCCAGACCCAATACCTTTTGGAGTTCAAAAGTATGATTCGATGAATTATGTTAGAAACCGTAATGAAAACGTTGTTGTGATATTAAATAGAGGTGTTGACCCATATACCAGTAAAATACCAATTAAATATGGTATTGGTAAACTTTTTGGACATCAAAATGAAAGTGATGTTGAGATTAGTGGTTACTATAGAATGAATATTCCGATTCAGGGTAAATTTTTAAATATTAGTCACGATGGTAATGAAAGGGCGGTTACAACACCATTACCTGCTTGGACACCATTACCAACTGGTAGCACACCAAATTATGTGACAGGGGCTACTTGGGTAGGTGGAATCCAACCAACGGTAGGTGGAAATATTAATACTGAAACAGGGTACGCTATTGGACAAAATTTATATTTTAACTCATTTTCTTATTGTCCTAATCAAAAAGAAACTTGGCAATTTGTTACAGGTTATACTCAGGGAGTGACAGCGTCTACTTGGACGCAAATGACATCTAGATTCTCAGGGTTTAATTCAAACTTAATTAGTTATTATTCTAACTTAGATAATCGTTCACTATTTTACGCACCAAGTTGTAAAAACGCACAACCTTTACGTGGGACAACTCAAACAAGTGATGATTCACTATCAAATGGAGCTTATCCGAATACACCTACCGTAAGTAATGGTGCAAGTTCTTCACCATTTGGTTTACGAATAAGTTTAAATAATGATTTTACTAAAGCGTATACATACACTCCTTATGGGATGATAAGGGATTTTAATGGTTACTGTTATATGCAGGTACCTACTCCAGATAATCCAAGTGTCTATAATGTGACAGGTAGGACTGAAGGATATATTCCTAATGAGATTGTTGAGGGAGCATCAATGATGCTCATGGACATTCAATATTTAAGAATTTCCCTTAATTTCGACCCATCCGATACTCCATATTGGTATCAGTACGGTGATTATCGATTTCCTCCAACTCGAGTTTTAACGTATTATTATTCACCAATCTATAGTACGGGAAATACTATGAATTTTACATTAGGTAGGGTTGGTTCTTATTCTGGTGCTAGTAATAATCAAATTGTTATGAGAGGCGATAGATTACCGACAGGGACTGTTGTTGAGGAATACTGTTGTAATGGACGTGTTTTACAAAAAAACAGTAAATTAACGTTGTATTTAATACCTTCGACAGGTGTAATCGGGATAAATTCAATAGCGGGGTCAACAGGGTCTTTTGGTAACGGGTCTTTAGATGATGTTAGGGAAGATTTAGTTGGTTCTCCAAAAATAAATCGAGTTATAAACACTTTTACCTGTGCTGGTTCCGTTAATTTGGACTGTTATGGTTGTACTCCAAGTCCTGTAAATAGTACTATATTCGTAAGACCGAGAGGTGGTGATTGTCTCCAATATGAGGGTGAAACGATTTTTGTGGGTGGATGTTATGTCTTTATTACAACAATATTTATTTCTTTATTTAGAGATTGGGAATTAATGTTTGAATGGATTGCTCGAAATATGGTGATGCTTGGTGCGTGTAGAAATGTGTTTTCTCACAGATTTAATAATAATTGGGTGAATGGAGTATTATATGCTTTTCCATTTAAAAATGAGATTAGTGGGTTTAGTTCTCCAACATCAAATCCACCAAACTTTCCGCAAGGAAAGAAATGTAATAGTGTTATTATGTATCATAATCCATCTAGAAGTTTTTATTATAGATGTTCACCTTATGACTCCAATTCAGGTGAATTTAGTGCTGACCTAAAGTATCCAACAACAATTATGGATTTGGGTCCTAGAGCGGACTTTTTACAAGAATTGGTGATGTCTGACGAGTATGACGGATACTTGGTTAATAAGTTAACAAGTTCAACGTATTCTCACGTTGATGAAATCCTTAATTTATTTATTATAAGTAGATTTATGGATAATAACTTTTTAAATAATTTGTTAGGGGCGTTTAACATATTTGCGTATTTTCAAAATAGTAGAAAAGGGAAATATTTAATTGATGCTGATTACTCTCAATTAATTTCAATTAATTCTGAATTAGGTGTTGCAGCATTCCAATCGTCGAATTATCCTGATGCACCAACAACGGTAGGTGCGGGTGGTTTTGTAACAGGTATTCGATATAAAATTTTGTCGGGTGGAACGGCTTCTAACCCAACAGATTTTACGTCGATTGGAGCACCTCCGGGATACGTTGCGGGAACAACAACATTTATCGCAACAGGTCCCGGAACAGGTACAGGAACAGCATTGGTTGACCCTGGTATTCAAAACCCTATTTTCTTTGATTGTAAGAATTCTTTGGGAATATTCTTTTCATCGGATACTCAAATTAGAGATTATGTTTCACCAAAAAGAACAATAATAAATCCAACAGGGACAACATCAAGTATTTGTACATTTAATAATTTTACAGTTTATTCTCAAGAAGTTCCATTATCACAATGGAGAATTGATGGTGGTGGTGAGCATGCGGGAAGTATTTTTGGTGGTGAATCAAATGATTGGGATTTTCAAACAATTTTTTCTTCAAAATATCAATCTTTGGATAGGTTATTACCGGTATCTAGATATTTTAGAACTACTAATCAGTCACAAAATGACTTTTTTAAAGGTTACATATACGCAGTCACTAATGGGAATAGTTTACCAACTTACCAAAATAACTCAATAACTGCAAAACCACAATATTGGAGTCAAAATACTCCTGAAACAGATTTGATTACTGTCGGAGCGCCATTTCACTTTTATTTTGGACTTAGAAGAGGAGCGTCGGCATTTGATAGATTTAGAACAAAATGGATAAACACTAGTAACGTTATAAATTAAGATGGATGATATAAGAATAGTATTAGGGTCGTTAAGGTATAAAACGTCGACGGACACTAATTTATCGATACCAACACCATTGGTTCAAAACACAAAAAATCTTGAAGAATTTGATAGGAGTATTGATGTTAATTTAGTTCAAATATTTAACGATGAAAGGCAAAAATCGACAACATTTAGACCGGTTTGTAAGTTTCAAGTGTTATTTAATAACTCATATACGGGTTCAACAAATTATGAACCATTAGAAAATAATTTATATTACATTAATGAAACTGCGTTAACTTTAAGACAATGTGGGGCGTTGTCTACCTCAGTAAGTTGGGAAGGATTTCCCCAATATGATGAGTTTGATTTTATTAGAAGTGATTACAATGTTTCGGGATACACGGTTCCAATACCATCAACAATTCCAAATGGACAACCACAGGTTCACGTTGATTTTGTCGCTAGAAGTGCTTCAACCTATAATTGGAATCATTTTGTTAGTTATCCATATAAGAACATAGATAAGGTTATGAATTTTTATGATGGTACCGGGTCTAATGTTCCTACTTTTGTTTGGAATGCTGTTGATGGGATTCCTTTTATAATTAATAGTAAGGATAATGACGGTAATGATATTATGGAGGGAGGGAACCCTATAATTCAATTTAGATGTCCCGTTAAACACGGATTATCGGAATCTGAATTTGTAAAAATAAAATTAAATAATGGGTATGTTAATACATATCAAGTATTTTCTTTTGGAGACGGTTTGCCGGGAACTAATGAGTATATCTTTAACATATTTAATATCGGATACGGGTCTTCAATTTTTGTGGATGACCAAACTACAGGAACATTTAAAAGAGTTATAAATTATGAAAACCCTAATGATACTACATCCAAATATTATGTGATTCAACATAAAATAATTACAGATGTTAATGACGCTGTTTTAGTTAATGCCGGGTTTGAAAAAAATATATTTGGGACTAAAAAGAAATTTGAAAGTCCTGTTTATACACCAAATAATGTAAAGAGAGTTTCAATTAAAGAAAATGCTCAATCATATACTTTATCGTTTAATAAAGATATTGATGTTAGTGAGTTGCGTGACAATCAAAAACGACCAATTAGTGAGTTATATATTACAACAATTTGGAAAGGGTATTTTGGATTAACTTTTGGGGGTGTTGATAGTAATGGTAATGATGTGGGATTAAAACAGGGGTTTGATTTTAATTTACCACCGGATACTCAGTTTAATAACCCACAAACTTGGTGGGATGTGGATACGGTAGAATCAAATTTTGTGGATTCAAATAATAACGCATATCCAACGGGGTATTATAACACACCTTATGGTGGTAATGTGAATGGAATAAATATTGATTTCACATATCTTAAATCACTTAAAAGTGGTGACACAATAAATGGTAATTACTGTGAGTGGAATGATTATGAACAAAAAGAAAGAGTTATTTCTGAAATGTATCATAAGTTTACATTTAATACTGATGTGTTTGATATGAGTTTGGTAGATATGAATAATAATCAATTTGGTTATTACTACAAACCAAATAGACGAATGAAAATAAGAGGGTTTTCTGATTATATAGAAACAGGTAGCATTAACAATATGGTGGGTGTTCCGGATTACTCATATTTTTCAACAACATACAATTCATTTATTTGGAGAGATTTATATACCTATGGTTTTAATGATGGTCTCGGTAATGGTGTTGATTATCCATTTTTAAATGGAAAACATTATCCATATGAAAATTTTATTTTTAGAATAATACCGGAAGGAACTAATTATATAGAAAGTACTTTAAATAATTACGCAACTCTTTATGGAGCTGCTCAACCAACAAAAGACGATTGTGAATAATAACAGTTATAAATTTACCTTACCAAAAGGTGACGACAAATATATCAATATACCGATTGAAATTAAATGGGATTTTCTTGGGCAAGGTGATGCCGTTGAAGAATATCAACAAAATGTTGTTGAGGATATTGTTGGATTTCCGGGGGATTTTGAAGTATTAAGATTTGCTCACGCACCGTATAGTAGTGATACAAAAACGGATATTAAATACGATTTTCATTTTTTTAGTGACTTACAGTTGGATTCAAATGGTAATTTAGTTCCAACGGTTCCTGTTAATCCATCTTCGTTAGTAACAACTGCTCCGTCAAGTTATTGGGTGACTAGTTATGTTCCGGAAGGATTTACCATAAGTGAAATATATTATTATGTAAAACCATTTACTAAATCTTTCTTTAAATTGGATTTTTATGATAGTAAAGATACTATCACTCAAACTAATTATTTTACAGTGATATTACCTGTGCAACAAGGGTTTACGGTAACAGAAGTTGTGAGTTCGTATAAACCTTCAGTTCAAATTAAAATACCATCATTTAAGTTAGATTATGTGGGTGACAAAGAAGGGTTCTTTCTATATTGGTTAAGAAATAAAAAATTCTTAGACATTAGTAAATTTTATATGACAGCAAAATTTTTTGATGCTAGATTGGGTGTTTTTGTTAAAATGACAAATACACCACAAAGTAATATTACATCAAAATTTATGTTTGACCCTGAGATTTATTTTTATTATGAGGTAAGGTTAAATTATAATGAAAAAACATATGAAGTTTGGGATAATAGTGTAAGAAGAGGAACATCAGTTCCAATAAAATGGTATGAATATATAAATCCATAATATGACAGAAAGAGATTATCATATTAAAATATCACCGGAATTTATTAGTGGAGACATTTTTAAAGTTAATTATAATGCTGGAACTATAACGGGGTCAGGTATTGTTAATAAGTGTTGTATTATTCCTGCAGAAACCTTTAAAATTGATTTAGTGGGGGCATCTTACATTTATTCGTCAATGACAGAAGTCTTGTCAGGAGGTACAAACACTACTAATATTTCGTCGGCGACAACCAAATCAGGTACTTCTTTATTAACCGGATTAACTATCCCAATTTTATTAACAGAAACTGTGACAGACATAGGATATTATTCTGTATTTGATGGTATGGTGTTACAACAAGAAACTATGACGAATTTTATCTTTTCGGGCAATAGTTCAAACTCAAAAAGGTGTTATGTTTATAATACATCGGATATTGAGTTTAAAAAGTATTTGGAGTTTTCTACATACAAGATTGATTGGGGTGATGGGCAAGTTAGTGCGGTAACATCAACATCAATGTACCATGATTATGCTAATAATACGGCATATACAATCACTATGTCAGGTATGAGCCCTTGGGGGACAAATGTAATAACAAAAACGGTTAACACACCATTCACGGGTGTAACAATAACAAATCCTAAAGGGGTTGCTTATTTTAAACCTGCGGGTGGTAATTGGTCAAATACGTTATTATCGTATGATTATATATTCAGTGGAGATTCAAGTTGTGGTGCAACATTAAATGATATTAATTTATTTAACCCAATAACATCAATTCCATTTTTAATAACGGGATATACAATGTCATCGTTAAGTGATTTAAAACAATATGGAACGACTCAATATATACCTAATCAATGGGTGACGGGTAATACTGGTACGATTGGTAAATATTCAGGAGTAAGTTCAAATGGTTTATATACCGCCTATACAATTAATGATATTGATTACTATGATTATTCAAATGGGACAACAATTTTTGTTGTAAAATCTTCGGGTTTAACTTCTGATATGTTAGTTTGTGAAAAAATAGTAAAAAATGATTTATTAATGAATATAATTGATGAAGCAGAAGTACAATCCAACATATTTATAGAACGAGGGAAGAACTCAGCACTTGAGAGAGTTGAAAGATTGGGTGAGGTTGACAACGTAGGTGATTTAGTCAAATACGGATATAAATTTTTTAATGTAAATAATAGTATATAATATGGCTACAGGAACATATGGGACAATAAGACCGGCTGACGTAAGTCCGGAAGATGTTGAGATAATTTTAAATTATACTCCATCAAGAGATGAAACAGATAATTTTGTTTTAACAAAATTGGATGCGAAGTCTATTTTAAGACCTTATTATAATAATGATACTACAGGTGTGAATAATGGTATTGAGATATTAGGTGGTTTATATAATTTAAAATTACCTGCTGAACAATTTAATCAAATTGGGATTTATACGATTTTTATTAGACCTGCTCAAATAAGAACAACAATATTAGATTGTGGTGTTTTATCGGCACTTCCTAATGTTAAAGGATTAATTTTTGATTTAAATTCTGTTCCATCTACTTATAGAAACAAATTTGTTAGTCAAGGGTTAGTTGGTTTTAGAATTGAATATCTAAATGCTGATGGGACAAAGATACCTAATTTCTTTAGAATTATTACCTCATCATTCTTTTGTGAACCGGTTGTTCAAAACTTAACAAATTCATCTCAAAAGGCTATTAGATATCGATATACAGATAATAACACTAATTTATTGTTTTGTACATTAACACCATCTTCGGCACCAACAAATAAGCCAAACGCCACACCATATATTGGTCAACCAAATCAAAATGTTATTATAACAAATACTTTCTTTAATCCAATAACTTTGGATATTGAAATTGGAGAACACGATTTCTCAACATTGGCTATTGCTTTATATGGTAATCAAACTAAATCTATTGATGATGGTGTGTATACACTATACGATAATGCTAATAACATATACAAACAATACAACTTATATGAGATTAGAGACCAATTTAACGAGTTATTATATGAAGTTAGACAAGACAGAGGGAATAACATAGATTTTAGTAAAAACTTTACAAATATAACCCAATAATGGCAATAGAAAAATTTACGTGTCCACCACAGACAGCATCCGGTGCAGGTACATTCTCCGATAATTTAGTTGGATTCCAACTTGTTGCGGGGGGTGGATTGACGCAAGGAAATTTTGAGTTCACTAGAGGAGTTAAGGAAAAATCAAATAGAACTTTTACAACAGGAGCATTCTCAAACCCTATTAACTTAGATAGTATGGGGGTTAATAGTGTTGTTCAATCAAAGGTGATATTTGAAAACAATTTTAAAGTTTATCCTAATTTTGATTTAACTGAAGTAACTAATTTTACATCATACGGTTCAATGGTTAAAAGAATTTCAACATCGGTTGAAATGATTATTAGTAAATTTCCGGCAGCGTTGGAGGTTACTTTTATGGATGAAAACTATTTAACCGGAGCTACTGCGACAAACATTTCATATAATCCAATAGTTAATGAAACAAGTATTGATTTAGATATTTCAAGAATTAGAAACCCTTTTGATATTGATTTTACTGTTAACGCAACTAGAAATTTAGAACTAAGAGAGATTCAAGTTTCTCCTTTAAGAAATATGACAAATCAATTTGCCAAATACTCCTTATATTATGGTGGTGTTGGATTTGATGTTACTCATATTGAGCCAACAACGTCATCAACTACAGGAACCCTTAGAATATACCTTAAAGGTGATGTTTTTCCGGGTCAAACTCAGACACAAGATGATTTAGTTATTAGACCAAATGATTATCAGGTTAATAGAGTTCTTAATGAGGATTTGGATGAAGTTCAACGATTTTTATTAAATAGAAATGTTGTTCCTATTTATACAGCAACTTTCCAAGTTCCAAATGAAAACGATGATGGAACTTTTTATATTCAAAATAAGTTAGTGACTTGGCCGTTATATGGTAATTGGAATTTGGATATATTAACCAATTCCTTTACAATATATTTAACAACATTAAATGAGATTAGTTTGTCTTTTGATGGATATCAAACAAATCTTGTTTCAAGATTTTTAACAACTGATTCACTTAAAGAATTTGACACCTCTGACCAAAAAATTGAAAAAATATTACAAATTTACGGTAGAAGTTTTGATGAAACTAAGAAATTCATTAATGGTTTAGCTTATATGAATTCGGTGAATTATAACACCGGAAACGATATTCCGTCTCAATTACTAAAAAATTTATCACAAACATTAGGTTGGGCGACAAATATGTCCCCAATTACTAACGAGGACTTTTTAGGTTCGGTATTTGGTCAAAAGAATGTTGATAAATCCGCTTTTAGTGGTGTAGGACAGTCTCAAACGCCTGACGAGTTAAACTACCAATATTATAAGAATTTAGTTCTTAATTCCGCCTATTTGTTTAAATCAAAAGGGACTAGAAAATCCATAGAAACTTTAATGAGGTTAATTGGTGCTCCGGACGCTTTAATTGATTTTAATGAGTATGTTTGTTTAGCTGACCAAAGAATTAATATGTCAGAGTTCGACTCTCAATATGCTAAAATATCGGGTGGAACATATTCTAAAACATTACCGACATTAGAGAGTGGATATACATTCAATATACAAGGGGTTCAATATTCTGGTTTTACAACAACATCAGTTCTTCAAGAAGTTGATTTAAGTAAAGGAGATTATCCAATTAGTGATAGTGGATATCCTATGTCACCGGGTAATTCTGAAACATATTTTTATCAGATGGGTGCTGGTTGGTTTGAATCAACACCAAAACATAGGTCATTAGAACAACCGGATTTAACTAATAGTGTGTTCACAGGTTCAAATCCTAATTATCAAACAAAATTAGCTCCATTTACTTATGGGCAAGAATATTTGAATGTATATAAATCATTCCCATTTACTGATTTAGGTTATAACATAAGAACAGCCGTAGATAACAATAAAACGTGGGTTGATAGTGAAATTGGGGATAGAAATAATTTAGATGGTGGGTATAACGCATTATATAATGTTGGGGCAGAAGGTTTAGTTATTAATGTTAAAAATATTGATTTATACTTAAACCCCTCTCAAGGATTATCTTACGATGTTTGGTATATGTCAAGACAATACAACTTCCCAATTAATAATCAAGGTTTGGGTTATGTTGCACCAACAAGATGTAACCCTAATCCGGTATCGTCTTATCCACATAACGGTGGTGTTGACTCAACCCTTATTAATCCCCAACCAAGGAAAGAAACCTTTTTTGAGTTTGCTCAAACATTTTGGAAAAACACAATTAATGTTAGAAATAGACAATTTGCAACAGATGGTGGAACAAGTGGATATCCAACGTTATCATCAATATATTGGAATTATTTACAATCAGAATCTTTAGCTGGAATTCCAAATGATAACTTCACATACAAAACAATGATTGAGTATGTTGAAGGTATGGGTGATTATTGGATTAGATTAGTTGAACAAATGATTCCGGCAACTACAATTTGGAATACGGGTGTTAAATTAGAGAATTCTATTTTTCATAGACAAAAATTTGTTTGGAGAAGACAAAGAGGGTGTGCGTTGGTACCAATTATTTGTAAACCTTGTAAATTCACGGGTAGTGTTTATCAACTTAATTGTGATGTTTGGTATACCTTATGTAATCGATATCCGGAAAATGTAATGGAATTTGATAGTTTTAGTGGTGTTTTTAGTGATGTTATTAATCAGTGGGAAACCGATAATGGAATAGATGTTGGGTCGTGTTATAGAGACGGAACAATTGTTAGTGAATGGTTTGTTGACATAAGTATAAATGGAACTAATATTATTCAAGATGTGTTCTTTGATGGGGTAGGATACTCAAACCCGGTTGGTTACCTTTGTAGTGATGCGATGCCTTGTGTATCTGCATGGGAAACAGCGTTAAATAATAGTCTTTCTACTTTAATATTAATGGGGTATGATTATCGTTATGAACGTTCAGTTAATGATGAAATAGGTTCACCACCAACAAAAGTTAAGATATGGAACATAAATTGTTCTGTTTCTCCACTAAATACAACTATAAGTATAAATGTAGGAATAAACTTTAATATAACTTGTCCACAATAAAAAATGCCTTGTAATTTAACATATAACGCTAGTATAACAGGAGATTGTGCTAATACTAATTCAGGTTCGTTCACCATTGATATTATTGGTGAAGCTCCTGATTATACCATCCAATGGTTATCACCATCGGCAACAACTATTTCATTAGGTCCAAGCGCGACAACATATAACGCAACAAGTTTATCCGCAGGAACGTATTCATTCAACATTATTGATAGTTGTGCTCCAACCAATACAATATTACCGGTAAATATTATTATATCTAGTGGAACCTGTGTTACAATAACATCAGCAACCAACACATTATGTGGGTTCAATAATGGTTCTCTAATTGCGTCAACAATTAATGCGTATGATATATCAACTTTTAGTTTATATAATAATACAACAGGGTTTGTATCCTCAGGGGCATCATATTCAAACACATTTGAATTCACAACAATACCTTATGGAACTTATTATGTGATTGCTGATGACGGAGGTGGTTGTACCGGGAAGTCTGAGACTTGTATTATTAAAAATTCAACAACAATTGATTATGGTTTCTACATTGTAAACGATGCGGGATGTGCAGTTAATTCCGGAAAAATGTTTATTTCAGGATTAACAGGTAACCCACCATATACGTATTTATGGTCTGACGGTAGTGTTGGGGATTCTATTTCTAATTTATCGACAGGGACATACTCTGTGACAGTTACAGATAATACAGGATGTAGTATAAGTAAAAGTGGGTTTGTTGGTAAAATAGAACCCGTTGGTTTTGGTGTTGCTTATTTAACACAACCGACTTGTTTTAGTAGTGATGGTGAAGTTAGTATAACTATAACCGGCGGTACACCACCATTTTATTACTTAGGGTCAAATGGTGTAACAAATATTACTTTTGACAGAACTGTTGTCTTTAGTGGATTGGGTGCTGGAGGATTTACAATTCAAGTTACTGATGCCGGGTTATGTACGTTTACAGCAACAGTTACTCTACAAGTTCCTATGGGGATATCTACAGTTTCTGTTAATACAAGAAACTCAAAGTGTAATGATTCATCAGGAGCAATAGGTCCTATTCAAGTTTTTGGTGGGGTTGCTCCTTATACATTTACTTTAACAGATTCTGACGGTAATTCAGACAGTCAAACACCATCAGATAGTGGTACTTGGATTTTTGATTTTTTATCGTCAGGAACATATTCATTAACAGTATCTGATTCAGGTTCTGCTTTATGTGTATTTATGGGGACTTACGTCATTAATAATGATGTTGTGTATGATTTAACAGTTACCACAACCGGAACAACTTGTAACGGAAAAGATGGGTCGGTTAAATTGGAAATAACTTCAGGTGGAACTCCACCTTATTTGTATACAATTAATGGTAAATCTATATCAACTTCATTTACGTCATACACTTTTACTAATTTATTTTCAGGTAATTATATTGCAAATGTGACAGACGCATTGTTATGTAATCAATCATCTCCGTTTACCATTGATGGTTCAAATACTATTGATTTTCATTTATTAAGTACTGACTCTATTAATAGTAATGGTTCGTTAACATCTTATATAACAAACGGGACACCACCGTTTACATTATATTTTGATGGAGATACTGTTGGAACTACTGTTATGGAAATAACTGATTTACCTCCGGGTGATTATGAGGTTAGAATTGTAGATAGTTCAGGGTGTTCAAAAGCGAAAAGAATGGGTATTAGGGGAGATAAAGTCTACGAAAACCAAGTAGGTTATTCTAATGTTTGTTTAGGTGAATTAAACAAACCTATGAAAATTTACTCAGGTCCTAGACAATATTTAAATGAGGGATATGCCGAATTAATTATAGGGAATGAAAATTGTCTTTTAACTCAAACAATATTCTCAGCGTCAACAGTCATTGGTGACTGTGTTAATTCCGCAACATTCTATACAGGGTCTACATTGCAGGATTACCCTTCAGATAATTTATGGTACTCAACAATCGCATCATTGATTGAATCGTGCCCTCAAATTGGTCCGGGAAATGTTGATATTAATCCATTAACAAATGAAATAACAATCTCAACAAATTGTGAACCGGAATCGTTACATAATTCTAATGTTTTAATTAAAATGAGAATTGATTACGATATTGAATGTGAATTTGGTTGTCTTACACCAACACCTACTCCTACAAATACTACGACAGTTACGCCTACCCAAACTCAAACACCAACTAAAACTCCGACAAATACGCCAACTCAAACACAAACACCAACTCATACTCCAAGTCAAACACCAACAATTGGGTCTATACCTCCAACTCCAACACCAACACCAACAAATACGGCTACAGTTACGCCTACAAATACTCAAACCCCTACTCAAACTAAAACTCCTACTCAGACTCCAACTAAAACTCCGACAAATACTCCAACTCAAACTCAAACCCCAACTCAAACAATGACAATGACTCCAACACCGTCTTCTAAGAAAACGTATTACGCTTATTTAATATGCGGAGAAAGACCGAATAAAACTACTGTAGTTATTCAACCGGTTCCTGCGGTTCCGGGTAACGTTGTTGGTGGTGTTATTTTGGACTTTACAAATAAACTTTGTTGGGAATTGAAAGAGATTTCTAGTGATTTAGCTCAATTAGAGAACAATTGGGGTGGAACAACTTATGATTATAATTGGTTTGACGATGTGTCGCCAACAATATATACAGGTAGTGATGGGGTTAAACCTTGTGAAGAATGTGTTAAACTGTTAGATACTGTTATTGTTCCTGTTAAATCAAACTGTCCTACTAAATTAAGAAATTGGAGTGATTGTGCTAGGTCTAACGCAAGTGGTAATATATATATTAATGATATTTTAATCTATTCATTTGATTCAACCTTTGACGCTAATGTATTTATTAGTACTTTAGGTACAAATGAGGGTGACGTTGTAAAAATTGTATTAACACCAAATGTAACTAATAGTGTGGTTACTTTAAATGTTACGTATAATGGAGCATCAGTATTTTCTCAAACAAGTAGTAATAGTGAAATTGGTTTTGTGTATACGGTTAGGTGTGATAAAAAATCAACCACTCAATACAACATTGATATCTTTTCAACTTGTAAAAAGGGAGAACCATCAATAACATTATACAGTAACACATATACTGAAGGAAATGTTATTCCAACAGCGTATTATTCATCGTTTTGTTACCAATTTAATGACTCTCCTGAGATGAATTGGATTTTAAATTCGTTCGATGTTTCAAATGTTGTGAGTTATGAAATACTTTGTGAAGATATAGATGCTTCAGGTAGTAGTCCTGATGGATATTTCATCCATTGGTGGGTGACGGATATTGACCCGACCCAATTAAACATACCTATAAATGGTAATTGGAATAGTGGTAATGTTCAACCAACAGATTATGGTTCAGGTGATAATTTTAATGGATGGAATGGACCTTGTCCACCTTCAAATCCGGTTCATAATTATAGAATAAGAATATCGGCAACATTATTAAATGGTAATGTTATTGATAGTAACTACTCAACATTTACTGCAGGTTGTATATACCCATTCTGTTAATAAATAAAAAAACCCCCTTAATTGGGGGTTTTTTTATTACCATAAATTTTCTTGATTCATATGACCTAAGACACAACAATAAGCGTCTGTTTGGTCGAAGTTCTCTTTTTTAAGAGTGTTGTTTCTTGTGTATTGCCAAGTGATTTGGGGTTCTTTTTTGGCTATTAATTCCCATATGATTTGTTTTTTATCAATGTCTTTTGGTAGACCACCAAATAAAACAAACTTACCTTTATCATTTTCTTTAACTAATTCGGGGAAGGCGAACTTACGAGAGTTATATGTTGATATGAAGTCAGGAACTACCCCTAAAACGTCGTAAATTTCTTTTGTGACTAATGTGTTAAACCTTAATAAAGTTTGGACTGTATAGACGTTATTTGAGTTTAATAGAGGTTCCTCAATAATAACTTTAGTGATACCCATATCTTTGTACTCTAAAAGTTTGGTTCTAAAGATTTCACCTTTAAGAAGTAGTTCTTTTATTTTATTATCTTCCTTTGGTTTTGGTGTTGGTGATACGTGGGTTAGTTCTAATAATTCTCTACTTTGTATGTCAAATAATGCCCAACCAATAGTTTTGGTTGATACATCAAGCCCTAAAACTTTAGGGCTTTCTTTTAATGTTTTTTTCATATGTTAAAAATCAAATTTTACTAAAAACTGTTGAATCCCCTGTCTAAGAATAGGTGATTGTAGCTTTGATACAATCATAAGATTCATTTTGTCATCGTAAAGCCCAATTTCTGAAATATATGGTGAGACACCTTGTGACCAAGTTGGGTTTGATGAACGTTGAAATTCTGCTTGACCAAGGTTTATCTTATATCTCATTTCATAGATAGTTGCTTGGATGTCGGTTTCTAATGAACCATAGAAATAATATTCGTCACCAAAATTAAGAGTAGGTGTTGTAAGATTTATTGGTGTTTTAGGTGGTAATGAAATGTAATTATTTAAGTTGTATTTTGTTGCGACAGTAGAGTTAAGCATATCGCTAGTTATAACAAATGTGTTCCCTGTTAATCCGCTTTGAGTTATATAACCATTTACTGTTGACGCACTTAATTGGTTTGTAAAGTTAATTATTGTCCAAGCGTTTGACAAAGGTCTACTACCGTCCTCAACTATTTGACAAATAATTTGAAATTTATTTGCAATATAACCACCAAAAAGTGAATTATTTGTTATTTGATTTAAACAATTAAATTCTCCACCAAATCTAACAGCAACGTTTTGACTACCCGGAGTTCCACAGTCAACGTTTGGTCCGGATATGGTTGAGTAGTAATTACAATGTAATGAATTAGTTGCTCCTGAGGTTGTATTTGTTAATAAATAACTAACATACATAGTTTGATTAGCACTTGTTAATACACCATTAAATGACCCTTCTTTTGAACTACAACTATTTGGAACGATTAGTGATGTTGTTGCTGCCGGTAAAGTCCAGTTACGGTTTGATTTATATGATAACGCCGCAATCAATTCTTCATCATCTATAATTATTATTTTTTGGTCAGGGAATACTTTACCAACTCTATTTGGTAATCCACTACTACTATTTTGGTGAGTGTCCCATAAAAAATAATATCGAATACCCGGATTATTCATATCACTACTTTTTGTTGATTTAATATAGTGAGGTTCAAAAACGTTAATTAATACCTTGTCTTCAGGTGGACTAACATAAAATGTTTCACCAAAACAACATTCAGGGTTTTTATGCCACATTAACCAAGGTAAATGTAGTTTAAAGTTTCTAGCGTCTCCTGTAATATCTTCAGGGATTGTTCCACTAATAGGTTGTTCTAATGCAAATTTTTCACCATAAAAGAAATCAATAGATTGGTTTGTGTAATGAATAATTGCGATAGCTTTTTGTTCTTTAGGTGCGACTGTTATTTTATTGTAAAATGAGTCGTAGTAATAAACTGAATCTTCAACATCGCCCGCCATATTAACAAAAGTTTGTCCACTATCGGACATATATCCTAAATATTCTTTAGTTCCAATGTATGATTTAGAGTTAAATGTTTTATAATCTTGAGAAATAGTGTCAATTAATCCCGCAGGATTCTCCGACCAAGGAATATTCATATTCCAAACTTTAACGTCAAATTCGTCTGTATTACAAACAGATTCATAATTAATTACATCAGTGTTCCAATGTGGTGACGGTGTAATACTGTCATATAAATCAGTCATATTTGGCGGATACACTAATGTTCTAACATAAGAACATCCGGAGGCAATATATGAATAGTTTGGTGTTACTCTATCTAATGTTACAACATTTAAACAAATATCGACAATTCTGTATGTTAATATATTGTAACAACTATTAACATTTACAAAACTATTAATAATTGGTGTTGGAGTACAACCTGTTGGTGTTGTAACGCAACAAGATGATGACGGTGTTGGTGTTGGATATATGATACAAGCGTCGTATGATGGTGTTGGTGTCGGTGTTGGTGTCGGTGTTGGGGTAACAGAAATTGGTTCAGTGGTACAAGAACTTGAATTACCGTCAAAATAAATTGTTATTAAATCACCTTTAGCTGGTAATCTAACAATGGTTGAATCACCGCAAGCTGAGTATATTATTTTAATGTTTGTTCCTCCGGTAAATGTTGAAATATCAACAACGTAGTTAGAATCAATCACATAGTTAGTATCGGTTAATGCACTCCAATTAGATGTGGATGAATCTCCACTAAAAAAACCTCTCATTGTTGCTCTATTATATATTGGAGAAACCGCTGGGTCTGAAAATGGAATACCAAACGTATTACTGTCATCAGGGTCAACGTAAATTGGATATTTTACATTTTGTTTATTACTTTGTCCCGGAGCGGAATTTTGTGAATTAAAATTAGGTTCTAATATATTGTTACTAGATTGATTGTAAGATGTTCCGGTTAGTGTATTATAAGACACTTCACTATCTCCAACTTGGAAATACGAAATGTTAAAATTACCTTCAGATAGTTTTTGTCTAGCTGTGTCGGTTAATCTTGTACTAATTAACGCTGATGTGTTTTTAATTATATATGCCATACTGTATAAATATTCTGTGTTTTATTATTAGTTAATAATTATTGAACAACAATCGCATCCACTAATAACCGGATTACTAATTGAGTAGTTATCGTTACTATATCCAACAACACATTTTCCTGTTGTTGTTTTGTCAACTCTTGATGATGTAGAGATTGTTATTGTATCACTATTAGAGATTGTTAATGAACTCCAAACATCACTAATATTTGATTGGTAAACATAATCCGTTTGACATCCTGCGGCGGTATTAACAGATTGATTAACACTATTTGAAGTGCTTGTTAATAATACTTCATCACCATTTTTATATAATAATGTTGAAGTGGTTAGTATTGATGTTCCACTATTAGGTGATGAATAGAAATTATTGTTATGTATTAAATCAAAAGTTATTGTTGCTCCGTTAGGTAACGGTGGGTTCACTACTACTGTTGTTTGATATGAATTTGCTAACGACACATTATTGTTAACCGGTTTTGTATTAGTTGTGTAAAGAGATATTGTATACGTTGTTGATGGGATTTCAGTTTTTACTATTTCCGTACTTAAATGAACATTCCCAATTGAATCAAGAACTGCTAAAATATAAGTTCCACTACAAAGGTTTGTAAATATTGGAGATGATGAATAGGTTACACCATTATCAATTGAATAACTGAAAGGTGGGTTATCTAAATCAACATTAAAAATAATACTACCGTCACATATACACGTAGGTTGGTTTACACTTCTTCTAAAATTACCTTGTTGTATTACGGGACAATTACCTAAAGTTTGGGTAAAGTATACTGAAACCCCCCCAACACTCTGCCAATTACTTGGTGGGTTTGATGTTGAGTTAGTTGGATATTTTGATGAGATAACATTACCTGTTCCCCCCGGTTGATAATTATTTATTACAAATCTAGCGGGGTTCAGAGTTGCGTCCCAAGTGATTGTAATTGTTGAATTCAATTCATTATCCTTCCAAGAAGGGTATCCACCAACTAAACCATTTGGTATGAAAGTTTTATGTACAACAGTTCCTAAATAACTAGATTCAAATGATAAACAGAATGGATTATAAGTAATATTCACCGGTGGTAATAATGATAAATTGTTACCACAATACGTATTGTAAAGGAAAATTGAGTTTGGTGTGGTGTTAGTTTTTATTGTTACGCCCGCTTGTAATAAAGGTAATGATAAACCTGTTGCTGGGGCGGCAACAGGATAAAGTGTTGCAACGGTTCCAAAGACACTATCAAGATAAATTGTGTATGGTCCCGGTGATGACGTTGTCCCCGTTATTTTTATTGTGTAATATTTTTCTGTGCTCATAAATTATCCGATTATATATGTTGATGATGAATATGTAACATTTCCACCTGAATATCTGTATGCTAATACATCTGGCGGTGTTGGAACATAATTAATAATTGGGGTTGCCCATATTTCAAAACTACTAGTATCGGCAGAATTAGGGTATAATGTTGTATATTGACATAATAATGTGTTGTTGTAGAAACCCCCTTGAAAAGACCCTTCAGAACCAAGATTATTAAAGTTACATACAGAACCGGATAATGATGGTATTATTGAAGGTGATGTTCCTGAATATGGGTATGTACTTGTTGACCAATCATTGGTAAATATTTTTTCTCCTATTGTTTGTGCTGAAAATGTGGTTGTGAGTGCTGTGATATAATATAAAAATTCAAATACGGGGGCATAATAGATACCATACCAACCAAAACTTGTATTGGCAGAAAAGTATTGATTAAATTGTGTATTCCCGGTTGAAGAATCGTTAACAACCGATAATACCCCACTAATACGTGATACACAATCGATATCACAAGTAGAAATGGTATATCCGCTTGTGATTGTATTTGCGGTTATATTAAAAAAGTAATTTCCGCCTGATGTTGTCCCGGTTAATACCGTTGATGATGGGTGAATTAGTGCCGCGTTTGTACCACTTTGGTCACCACAAGCATGTGGGTGATTCGTTTTTGGAAAATACCAACCAAAATATCTATAATACCCCAAATTTGTGTTATTAGGGTTATATCCTAATGAGTTTGAAAGGTTGATGGCGGCTATCCAAGAATCGTAAAATGTTGATATTACGGTTGATGAACCGGTAATGCTAAACACTCCTCTATTGCTACCATCAGTTAAAAATGTTTTTTTGTAAGTTATATCATTTGGGTCTGTTTTACAACTAGTTAGGGCACCTTGAGGATATTGAAAATCATAAGTACAAACTTTATTATTATAATAAAAATCGGCACTATCATATGGTAAATTACCATTTGTGTCTGCGTATCTAATATTGTTAAATGTACCTCCAAATTGTTGTTGTGATAAAATACGTTGAGCGTCTTGAAATAATGTACTAACACCATTCAGTTCGGTGGTATCGTAATACTTAAAATAATCCTCACTAAATAAAGTATTTGAAGAACATCCGGACACTGTAAACTTTACGTTTATTTTACAATTATTTGTAATTCCTGTTATTGTTGAACCAATAATTTTGTATGGGTTAGTATATGCACAACTATTACAATTAAAGTTATCTAAACACGTTATAAGTAAGTCCCAATCAGTATTTGCTTCTGCGGGGATTACATCAATAATTATTTCATCACCGGGATTTCTTGTTAATCCTGTTAAACAAGTTATTTTTGTAAAATAACTTGCGGTTGCGGCTGATTTAGAGATTAAAGATGGAGTATATGCGTTGGAACTATTTGTACCAATTACCCAATTTTCCAATCCAATATCATTAAGATAACTACTACCTCTAAATGATAATTTAATTGTATCCGGATTCGCTTTACCTTGAAATTTCCAAGCAATAAAATTTGTGGTTGGAGACAACACATATGTTGATGAAACTGGTTGAGGTATTCCTTGACTTTGTGAACTAAATGTAATGTTATGATTATAACCGCTAGCCCAATATTCAGTTTTTGTGTTAGTTTGATTAAAACAAGTTAATGGTTGTATTGTTGTTGTTGGAAGACAATTACCATCAAACAATATACTATTGGTCCCACCTGTGTTTGAAAAAGTTAACCCACTTACAATTACTTTTTGAATAATAGGGGTGTAAATACCTTCGGGTAAAGGTATAGAAGATATGCCCAAAAATGGGTGGGGAATATCGTATTGTCCTGAAAAAACTGAACCAAATCCGGTTCTTTTTTGTAATGTTGTTGTATCGTTTGGACCATACCAATGAATAACATAGTCCGTAATATTTTGACAAGACCCTGTTAAAAAACCACAAGACAATCTTGTTATTGTTGTTGCAGAATAGTTAGATAATCCTAAATTACAAGTTTGACATATGTTGTTATCTCTAACAGGTATTGTAAAACAATAAAGTAAGTTAACATCTTTTAAGTAAAGGGTGGTTGTTCCGGTAGGAATATTACTAAAAATAAATGGACATCCAATTGTAAGTTGATTTTTTGTTACAGAACTAAAGGGTGTTGAACTATAATCATCGGTTAAATAGATGTTAAATGGTCCCGGTGAAACGAAACTTGATGTTAGACAGGTTGCTGCTGAAAATGTTGTTGGCATATATGTTTTAAGTTATATCAAATGTGTATCCGGACATTACCGTAGGAAGACATTCTTCCACAAAAGTTTCTTCTATACTAGCACCAAACGTGCAAATTTTTGGTGTGAATATTTCACAAACTGTTGTTGCCGTGTAATCACCATAAAAATCAACCGTAGTTGCGGTGTATGAACCATTTCCAACCATTTCAAGTGCTGGTGAGACATTTCCGTTATTCAACCAAGTGACGGTATATGGGGCGGTTCCTCCCGATATTGATACCGAGACTTCGCCATCTTCGAGACCCCAAACTGATGGTGGAGAACTTTCACATACTACACTCATTGGTAAAATTGTTACAATTCCACATTCGTTTTGATATCCTATGATTGTAGGGGGTACAACAACGGGTGGTGTATAACAAGGAAATAAAATAATACATTGATTACAACTATATGAAATAAATATTGGAGGAGTTGAGGATACGTTTTTTAATGGTATAGGCGGGTTTGTGATAACGGTGTTTGAACTACCACTATATGTTACGCATCCTGAGTATGAACCAATAACAAGTCCGTATGTTGTTCCAACAGTATCTGTGAAACCATTCCAAGGCACAAACGGGTTAGAGTTATTTGGAACCCCAAAAACCTTTGTTCTATCACAGCAAGAAGTAAAGTAATATATCATTATACAAGTTTTATTTTACTATAAATAATCTAAAGTTTGATTTTATTAAAATATAATTGACATTTGTTGTTAATAAATGGTGAGGTAGTTGATATTTATAGATATGAAACTTATAGACACAATATCAAATGTTGTTACTGAGGCTAAAAATGTCTACGAAACGGCTTGTGACAAAGGTGTTCCTGAGAAGGAACTTGATAGATTAGAAAAAAATTACTACGAATCCTTAAAACTTCTAAGGATATATGAAAATTTAGGTAAGAGAGAAAATAAACCTATTGATTAATAAATTTTAGTAAGTGTAAAATTTCTTGAAAATATTTGATTTCCCGCATTAGTGGTATTCCATTGGACATTCACCGATAATGTGTTGATTATTGTGGTGTCAAATGTCGTATTATTAATCTCACTTAATGGATATCCTTCATAGGTAAGTCCAGAATCTTTAAGGTAGGAGAATAGTCCACCGGATGATATTGAAGCAACGGTGGTTCCCCCGATTTGTCTTATCGTGAAATATAGTGTTAATAACCAAGGCTTTGAGGTTGAGGTATCCAAATCTATTACTCCTGTATCAATGAGTAATGTCCCACCAGTTGTTCTAACGTGAACGTGGATTGTTGCGGTGTTAATGCAAGACAAAACGCCATCGAATGATGCTTGAAACGAATCACCAACTCTGAAACTATTTGCAGGAACAGACAAAGTCCCAACACCCGGTCCTATTACACTAGTCTCGACAGTGGTTGCGGATACCGTAGCGCTATCACCTGTTTGGGCAAATAAACCATATGCCAACGGAAACGGTGTTAATGTTGATTGTTTTATTTTATATGTTGTTCCCGAAAGTTCAACAGCATATTCTGCATTTGAGGTTGTAGCGGTTAATTCGGGTAATCCTGATATTGGTAAATCTGGCATATCTTTTTATTTATAAATAGTTTATGTTATAATAATTTTTGACCCATTGGCTTGTAAAATGTAAAACCCGTTGGCTTGTTCTAAATAATATATTGGAGTCGGTGTAGGTGTTTGTGTGTGGGTTGGAGTTATAGTTGGTGTCGGTGTTGGAGTAAGAGTGTTTGTTGGGGTTTGTGTGTGGGTTGGAGTTATAGTTGGTGTCGGTGTTGGAGTAAGAGTGTTTGTTGGGGTTTGTGTGTGGGTTGGAGTTATAGTTGGTGTCGGTGTTGGAGTAAGAGTGTTTGTTGGAGTTATAGTTGGTGTCGGTGTTGGAGTAAGAGTGTTTGTTGGGGTTTGAGTCATTGTTGGGGTTGGCGTTGGGTATAAAGAGTTACAATTAATAATATTAAATCGTTCACACCCATCCGAGGTTATAATTTTAATACCGACAGCGGGTGCCATATCAAATGGAATTGGTAATACAATTTCTACAGATGCTGGTACAGGTGTGTTAATTTGAACAATATATCCACAATTATTCCCATAGACATCACATACGTAAACATCGTATGGGTAAGTTAACCCTGTGATACTATTTAGGATTATTGATGTCATAAATTAATATGTGTATAATGGGTTTGTAGGTAATTGGAGAACACCATTAATTACCGTTGCAACTGTATCGTATGTCAAACTATACACTCCATTAATAATTGGTCTTGCCAAAATTTGATATGATTCGACATTAAGAGGGTCTGTTAATTTTATGTCATAATAATACATGAACATTTGTCTGGCACCCCAACTAACATTTGTCCCTGCTGATGTATAATTATTACACGTTGATGCTGATAATGTGGGGATTGGTGTATAAGGTAATGTATTACCTGAAAACGGCATTGTTGTGTTTAACCAATCACTATACATAAAATATCCATAAGCGGTTGATGCTGAAGCAACTACGGGTGCGTTTTGGTAATAGACGAATACACGCCCAAAAGGGTCTAAGTATCTAGAACCGGTATTTGAAGTAAATGCTGTAACATTTGTTGTTCCGGTCGAACTATTATTAATATCATTGATTGCACCATTGTGATATGATTGACAATTATCATCACAAATATTATATGGTGGCATACCATTTGTTATTGTTGGCATTGTTATCGTTATAGTATAGTTTCCTGAGGTAAAACCGGTTGTTAATACACTAGAATAATGAAATTGATATCTTAATATATTAGTTCCATCCCCACATACTTGACTACCACTTCTTTCCGGTATTGATAATTCATACCATCTATAATAAGTTGTAAGGGAAGGTGTTGATGGTGTTCCTGAATATGGTAAAATACTTAGAAATGATGAATAGTATGCGGAAAAATCACTTAAATTATTAAAACTCATTTGAACAAACCCTTGACCAAATGGACCAGTGTTAGATTTTTGAAATGATATTGTATTTGTATTTGCGGGTGATAAACAAGTAGGTGGCTCTATGTATTTTTGATACCCTCCCCCACAACTATTTGAGACCCACTTCAATGGACTCGTAGTATTTTGTAGTAGTTGTGTGGTATTGTCTGTTGATATATTATAATATTGTGTATTATTAACACTATATAAACCTGATGCTTGATATCGTGTAATATCATTAGTTTCTATTGAATTTGTTGTACATCCAGATACGTTAAAAGAAATACTGATTGATGAACAAGAACCTGTGGTTCCTGTGATAGATGATGCTTTTATTTTATATGGGGTGTTTAAATAATCGTATGCACATATGTTACAGTTAAAAGTATTTTTACACGTAAAATAAAAATCCCAATTTGTTTGATTGTTATTTGGATTTGGGGTTACTTCTAATTTTATATAATCACCTGTATTTCGAGTTAATGAGGTTAATGACGTTACTTTTGAAAAATAAGTAGGTGTTTTACCTGATTTTGGGAGAGTTAATAAGTCAATATTGGTTTCTGTATTAATACCTACAACCCACTTTTCTAAAATAATTGGGTTATAACTATAGTGTGACCCATAATATGTTAATGTAAGAGTGTCAGGAACTGTAAAACCTGCAAATTTCCATGCAAAATAATTTGTGGTTGCGGCAGAAATTTCAAAAGTTGATGACATTATTAATGGTTGTACTCCCGCAGATGCTCCTGAAAACTGAACTCTATGTGTATAATCCCCGGATTCGGTACCATTATCACATCTATACGCTTGAACCACAACGGTTGTGGAGTTAAAACATTCTAAGTTTGCTTGAATAAATCCTGTTCCACCTGTTTGTGAGTAATTTAACCCGTTTAATTTTATTTTATCGATAATTGGTGTATAAGTCCCCGCGATTGTCATTGGTGAGGTTGCACCGGTTAATGGATGTGTATAATTGTATGGGATAAATTCTGTTCCATATCCTGATGTAAATACAGGTGTTGTAAAATCAGGACTTTTAAACCAATTTATTCTATATTGAGCAATACTTGGTTGACAAGACCCTGTTAAATTTCCTGCAACTATTCTACTAATTAAACTTGTTGAATACGAATCAAAAGATAAATCACACGTCGTACATAAGTCATTACAAGTAAGAGGAACATCACAACAATAAAAGTTTGCTGATTTTAACTTTATTGTTGATGTCCCATCAGGTATTCCTGTTAAAACTAACGGACAATTTGTTATTTGGTTTAATGTAACTGCGGTAATAAACACATCACTAAAAGTGTAAATTGATATTGGTTCCGTTAAAGTTGTTGTTCCTGTATATGATAAACAAGTCGATGCTGAAAATGACATATTATTTTATTTTATTTTATTTTATTACTATTAACTAAGACACACAGTATTTGAAAATGAATACCCTGACATACCACTATCTAAACAAACAATTGGTAATGTTGATGTTGGAGTATTAGTTGGTGTTGGTGTGTGTGTTTGTGTTGGCGTTTGTGTTGGTGTCATTGTCATTGTTTGGGTAGGTGTCATTGTTGGAGTTCGTGTTGGTGTAGGTGTTGGCACAGTATCTGGTTGACAGTATATACAATCACCTTCTGTTGAAAGACCATACGAAACCGGGTTTGTAATTTGAATTATGGAATCGTTTCCGTGATTATAATCATAACCATAATATGAGACACATTTTAATTCATTCACACCATTGTAATATACAAGTGCTAAATAAACCGAATATAACTCAAATTGAGTTCCCGTTGGAACACCAGTTATTTCGTTAGCGTAATAATATTGTTTATTATCAAAACAATCTTGGAATTTTTGAGTGCCGGGACATATAATTTGTCCTTCTATTGTTGTAAAGATAGCCAATCCGGACGCGTCACAATTTCTAGCAATTAAGGATGAATAGAAAGGTAATCGAGCTTTTCTATTATTTACGTAATACATTGTGGGTGTTACGGTAGGTGTTGGTGTTGGAGTTGGTGTGTAGGTATATCCACTAGCGTCAATACCAATAATTGAACAGAAATTAGTTGGTGATGGTGTTATTGTCGGAGTTGGAGTAACACTAGCGGTAGGTGTGGGTGTTTGTGTCTGAATAAAATCACAATTAAACATTGCGGAAAAATCTAACACATCACAATTCTGTGTAGGTGTTGGGGTAGGTGTTAAACATATACCACTAAAAACATAAATACTTGATAAATCAGGACATAGACTACTACAAGGTGATTTACCTGTCAAGTAACAAGGTCCTCCTAAAGTATCTGATAAACACCATTGACTAGTTGTTCCGGTTGAGTAATAAATGGTCCAACCACTTGTTTGTCCTGACCAATAGGTGTCACCATTATAGGTTCCTCCTGTAATGTAATTATCGTCGGCACCTACTAATCCGGTATTGCTTATACAGTATGTTGAATTACAAGGCATATTAAATTAAGATATTTGAGATTGATACGCAACCATTATTATCGACAACTTTTAAATTATATGATGGTTGATTTTCCATTATTGATGGGACCTGAAAATCGTATGGTAACGACAATGCGGGGATTGTATCAATATAAACGCAAGTGACGTTTGTTTGGTCACATAGATAGACATTGAACGGTGTTGCTCCTGATATGTCGTTAATTAAAATATTCGTTGGCATTTGCTTAAAAGTTATTATCATAAATATAGGGGGATTAAAAAACTAATAAAGTTTTGATAATAATAATTTTATTCGTATCTTTGCTGTATGTCAGATGATGCGGAAATTTTATTGGAGATATTACACGATATCTTAGGGGATGAGAAACTTCACTATGAGTCAAAGGGTCAGATATCTTTTGACTGTCCAATATGCGATGAAGACCAACATAAGGGAAATATGGAGGTGAACTACTTTGAACACGTCTACAAGTGTTGGAGTTGTGGGGATGAAAACAATACCAAAGGACCTCTTGGAAAACTTATAGATACTTTTGGTAATAAGAAACAGAAAAAAATCTACAACCTACTTCAACCGGAAAATCACAAACCAAAAGAGAAACGTGTTGACAAACTAAAACTACCTGATGGATTTACCAAATTCAAAGATAGTAGTTTAGTTTATCCGGTTCGTCGTCAGGCATATAATTACTTAACCCAACGTGGTATTACAGATAAGATTGTTGAGAAATATGGAATTGGATTCTGTGATAGGGGTGCGTTCTCGGGTAGGATAATAATTCCTTCTTATGATAGTAAGGACGAATTAAACTATTTTATCGCCCGAAGTTGGGACCCAAATAGTCGTGCTAAGTATAAGAACCCGGAGGCGGCAAAAGATGAGATAATCTTCTTTGAAAGTACAATTAATTGGAATGCCGATATCTATCTTTGTGAAGGAGCGTTTGATGCTATCTTCCTACCAAATAGTATTGCTATGTTGGGAAAACATATGTCGGAGTTGTTACTTAATACATTATATGAGAAGGCAAATGGGAATATAATTATATGTCTTGATGCTGATGCGTGGCAAGATGCCGTAAAACTATACCACAACTTAAATGGGGGTAGACTATATGGTAAGGTTAAAATAATAAAACTAACGGGTGATGCCGATGTTGCTGATTTAAGAGGTGATATAGATAATCATTTTTATACAATGAAATAGATGATAGATTTAAATGAGGTTGCAAAAGAAATAAGGGGGTTGTTAGATAAACGAAGAGAGGACCTTGGGTTAACATTCGTTGAGGATACCCACACTTATTATATGAAGGATGAAACCGGTGTAATCCGAAGTGATTATCCGTCTGTTAGTAAGGTAATGAAATATTTCTACGAGGAGTTTGATACGGAAGGTATCTCACTAAAGAAAGCCAAAGGAGACCCTGAGGTTCAACAACAACTATTAGATGAGTGGAAAGCGGCGGGTGACTATTCAACCAATATGGGGAGTAGAGTTCACTATATGTTGGAGAAGAAAACCATTGAGATGTTTGGGGATTACAAAGAAGTAAGACAACCCATATTTGAATGTGACTTCACCCAAATATTAAAGGGGGATAGTATGATATCTGCGGGAACGGCTTACTTGGACCTTATGGTTGAGAGGGGTGCTGTGTTATTGGACACGGAGATTGTATTGGGTGACCCCGAGTTGAAATATACAGGACAACCGGATAAGGTGTGGTTGATTATGAATAAGGAACAAACTGAGTTTGGTTTGGTGATAACAGACTGGAAAAGTAATAAGCCGAAGAACTTTGAAGAATCGTTCTTTACCAAAAAGATGTATTACCCGTTTGATAAGTTACCAAACAATGCGTTGGGTCACTATTTTACCCAATTACCATTTTACGGGAAACTTCTTATTAAAATGTTACAAGGAACCAAATACGAAAACATTAAATTGTATGGATGTGTAATTGTTCTTGTAAAAGAAATTGGTCAGTATGAAGAGTTCCGTGTTCCTAAAGAAGTTCAAGAAACAATCTTGAAGATGGATGTGACAAAATATTTGACAAAGAAGTAAAAAATAACTAAATTTAAAAGAAAAACATATGGACGATTTATTACAACCAAAGATTGATTTAAAAAAACAACCTACATTAGTATGTGAGGAGTGTGACAGTATCTACTTCAAAGAAGTTGTTATGATAAAAAAAGTTAACAAATTGTTAACAGGAAGTTCGGAAGACACTATAGTTCCGTTCCCAACATACAGATGTGATGATTGTGGTCACGTAAATGTGGAATTTAAATTATTTGATAAGTAATGATTACTGAAAGAACTTTTGATACAAATGATTTAAATTGGATTGCCAACTCATTAAAAGAAAATGTTGGGAGAATGAACTATACCGGTGACTTGAGTGACT